TGTCAAAAATTCCCCCGTTGCGATTTTTTCCAAAATGTTTTTGGATTCTAACAGGCCGACTTACTGAACCGAGCTTCACCACCTACGTGCGTTTGCTCCTTTTACACGTAAGCTGGCGGATTAGATTCTAGACAGGACTGGGGTTTGATTAGAAGTCGACTAAAGTCGGTCTATTCGAGTCCAAAACCGTTAGGAAGAACTCGAAAAGATTATTAAAGAAAGGAAAAGTGTCATGGCAGCTACAAAAACTACTTATAAAGTTGTTGCTCCTGCCGGAGTCTTTGTTCGTAAACATCCTGAACAGACTGAAGAGAACGTGGTTCGCTTAGCCGAGTTTGGTGAGCGCCTTATCGTACTTGAGGTAGGATCTGAATGGGTAAAAGTAGAAGACGGATACGTGATGAACCAACCGTACATCATTGAACCCGATCTAACAAAAACTAAAACTAAGAAAGAGGCTGAATAGTTATGACAAATGAAGTCGTCAATTATGATACTCCTCAACGGGCCTACAAACCTGCACGTTCGCCTGAACAGCGTGAAATGCAAATGATGGCACTTGCGATGGAGCTATCAGAAAAACGTCTTCAGGAAGGAACTGCTTCGGCTTCGGAGATCGTATACTGGTTGAACCAAGCCAGCCCTAAAGCTCGTCTTGAGCGTAAACAACTTGAACTACAAGCAGAGTTATTGCAAGCACGTATCGATTTAATTCGCAGTGACCAACAAGCAGAACTTGACTTCAAGGAAGCACACAAAGCATTCCAGGGTTACGCTGGTAAACCAGAGGAGATTATCGAAGGTACTTTCTATGAAAAGTAGATTGACCTATACAGAGATGTCTAAACTTGAGTCTTATACAGAACGACTTGAGTATCTTCGTTTGCGTGGAGTACAACACGAAGCGCCTCGAGATATTTCAAACCGGTTCTATAAGTCCAGAGCTTGGTTGCAATGTCGAAAAGAAATTATTCGACGTGACCTTGGACAAGACTTGGGCGTTAGAGGACTTTATGTCGACGGCCCTATAACCGTCCATCATATGAATCCTTTAACGAAAGAAGACATCGAGAACTTGACCGAGAATTGTTTCGATCCTGACGGACTTATCACGGTCTCAGACTATACCCATAAACGTATTCACTACGATCAGAAGGAGTATCAACAGTGGGTGGAACGTAAACCGGGTGACACAAAACTATGGTGAGGATGAGTAATGCAAACAATCTATGAAGATGTGCTCAACTTCGTCGGGGTAGTACATGATCCAGATCCAACAACCAATCGTGTAGTTAATACTCAAATCAGTATTGCTATCGATTCGGCTTTGGGTGTGTTAGTCCAAAACGGTATTGGACATGCATGTAGTGTATTAGCTGAGCCTAATCTAACATGGGCCGATTTCTTCTATGGTCACTTGGATCTTGAAGAGGGGATTAAGCGCCGCCTCGAGAATGAGTCCTTTGCAAAAGCTTACGTTGGTATCAGTACAATTATCGCATATGATCCACCGCAAGCATCAGTCTTGACCGCACTAAAAGAAGCTCGAGATGAAAATCTTACTCGGGCTAGATGGGAGGTAGAGTATGTCAAACACGACGTATGACGACGATAAGTTGCTCCACTCTGGCCGTAAGGGTATGAAGTGGGGGCAGCATATATTCGGTCGAAGTCGCGCCTCAGCATTTAGTTCTAGACGACGTCGTAGACTGGAAGGCGGTCTAAGTGAACATGAGCGTGAACTCGCTGTATTAAATCTATATCGTAACCGCGACCGAGTTTCGACTAAAGTGTTGAAAGATAAAGTGTCTCGTATTGAGACTGAACAAAAGCTTAAAAAGCTTGCTGAAGCACCGGCTATTGCTCGTGCCGAAGCCAAGAAGAAACGTCAACAAGCACGACTACAGTTTGCTGCTAAAGCTGCTTCTGCTGCTCTTGATGTTTACTCAAAATGGCCTAATCAATCTGTCGCTAAGAAGTTCGACCCTGTAAAACAGGAGAAAGAACTAGCGAAGGCTATTAAAGATTTCGAGTACCGTAAAGGTATGGCAAAAGCGTTTAAGGATGTACCGCTTACGTTTACAAAGTTTGATGATAAGGTAAGTGTGGATACTAGCAAACTATTCCAATCAGTCAATGTGGCTGGGGTAGATGTATATATTCCTGAAACGATTAGAAAGGCTAAGGAACTTATGAAACATTATGCGGTAGGTGGGACTTTAGATGGGGTTTATATTCCGTCAAATGAAGAAACACTTCTTCAATACGGCAAGAAAGGTATGAAGTGGAAGAAGCGTAAAAATCCACTAGCTGAAGCAGGAGATCATCTTGCTGAAGACCTTGTATATGCTGTTGATAAGAAAGCTATTGATAAACATGTCGAAGACGCTGCGCGTGATAAGAAAACAGTCGAACGGAACATGGCCGATAATATTAGTAAGATTAAGAGTGGTGTTCGAAATGGTAAGACTATAGATCCGTCTGAACAGAAATATCATGATGCTTATATGCGTAATGCAAAAGCTTATGGAAGAGTCAGTAAAGTACTTGAAGCACGTCAAAAACATGCTAAAGATGTGGCAGCGGCGCATGCTAAAGATGTTAAGAATCGACGTAAAAAATAATACCTTGTGAAATAAAAGGAGCAACCAGTGGTATTTAGCAACACTGCGGTTCCCGTCGAGTACGGTAGATTTCGAGAGGCTGTATTGCGAGGAGAAATTCCTGTAAACCGTGAAATCTCGATGCAAATGAATCGGATCGATGCGGATATCGCTAATCCAAACTATTACTATGACAGCGATGCTATTAAAGGGTTTATCGACTTCTGTGAGAATGAGATGACTCTTGTTGATGGTAGTCCGTTAACGCTACTACCGTCTTTCCGACTCTGGGCCGAAGACTTACTTGCTTGGTTTGAAATCAGGGAAGAGAAGGTTTATGACCCAAAGACCGGAAATTTCAAAATAGTTCGACAAAAACGCAGATTGCGTAATAAACAATATCTGATTGTGGCTCGTGGTAATGCTAAATCATTGTATGCTACTTTACACCATGCTTATGGTTTGGTTATTGACACGAACTCAACACAACAGGTAACGACCGCTCCGACTATGGCGCAAGCAGAAGAGGTACTTTATCCTTTTGCTACCGCTATAACTCGTGCAGCTAGTGCTTCAGAAGGGTTCCCTCTATTTAGAGTGCTTACCAAAGGTTCTAATAAAGCTCGAACTCAGAAGTCACAAGCTCAGTTGGCGATTACCAAAGAAGGCATCCTTAACCGATTAACTAACTCTCTTTTAGAGGTTAAACCTATGTCTGTTAAGAAACTTCAAGGTTCTCGTGCTAAATATGCATCTGTCGATGAGTGGTTATCTGGTGACATCAAAGAGGATGTTATTGGTGCCTTGGAGCAGTCTGCCTCAAAAGATGGTATTGATGACTATATTATTCTAGCTGTATCTTCCGAAGGTACAGTTCGTGACTCGGTTGGTGACTCAATCAAGAAAGAGTTACTAGATATCTTGCGTGGTCAATATGAAGACCCACATACATCTATCTGGTACTATCGACTTGATGATATCGCCGAGGTCGGAAACCCTGATATGTGGATGAAAGCTTGTCCTAATATTGGTATAACTGTGTCGTATGAGGCATACCAACGTGACGTTCGACGGGCAGAGTTCTCTCCTGCGAACAGAAATGATATTCTTGCTAAGCGGTTTGGGATACCTGTTGAAGGTACAACATACTTCTTTACGTTTGAGGAAACGGCTTTACACCGACCTCAGAACTTTAGAGGCCTTGAAGTATCTATGGGTATGGACGCCTCTCAAGGGGATGACTTCTGGGCATTCACCTGGATAATACCTTTGGGGCGGGGACGTTATGGTGTACAGACTCGTTCGTATGTTTCGGAAGTGAAGTATAGGCGACTTAACTCGGCGACTCAAGCTAAGTATGACCAATTACAGGCAGAAGGTACTTTAATCATCATGCCTGGGAACTACTTGGATTGGGAATTCGTGTATGAAGATGTCTCCGCTTACATTGAGGAAATGGAATGGTCTGTAATCTCATTTGGTTATGACCCATATAACGCTAAAGAGTTTGTTGAACGTTGGAGTATGGAAAACGGAGACGTCGGTGTCGAAGTTGTACGTCAAGGTTCTAAGACAGAGTCAGTACCTCTTGGAGAACTTAAGAACATGGCGACTTCTCGTGACCTCATTTTCTTTGAGGAACTTATGAAGTATGCTATGGGTAACGCTGTTGTAGTACAAGACAACAACGGTAACTATAAACTATCCAAAATGCGTAGCGATGAAAAGATCGATAACGTGGCAGCCTTGATGGATGCTTGGGTAGCCTATAAACGTAATAAGGAGGCATTCTTGTAGGATGGTAAACAACCCCTTAGGATCATGGAACGCATTCATGTCAACCCGAAACGGGCTCGACTATGATGAGTCATTAGTTTCCGGCTCTGGTTGGGGACGACCAGCAAGTGCGCTTCGTGGTTACACATTTAGACGTCAGGATTTGGTTAATAGTATTATTTCTATGATTGCTCTTGACGTAGCAATGGTTGATTTCAAACATTTGAAAATCAATCCTGAAGACGGTAGTCAGACCCCTGTGGACTCGGGTCTGATCAACTGCTTAACTTTATCTGCCAACATTGACCAAACAGGCCGTGCATTTATTTATGACGTTGCCTGGTCATTGCTTGAAGAAGGTACAGTAGCACTTGTCCCCGTCGACACAACGTCCAAACCTAATGATGATGGCTCATATGACATTCTTTCAATGCGTGTAGGTAAGATCATGCAATGGTATCCTCGCGCTGTTCGTGTCAGAGTCTATAATGATCAAAATGGTTTAGAACAAGACTTAACGTTGTCGAAACAGTCCATTGTGATCTTAGAGTCGCCACTAATTGGCCTGCTTAAAGACCAGAATTCTACGCTCAGGCTTCTTGAGCAGAAGATGGATTTAATGTATTCACAGGACAAGGCGATTGCCGCAGGGAAACTGAATGGTTTTATTCAAGTCCCTTATGCTACTAAGAGTGCCCTTCGTAGAGAACAAGCTGCTGATCGTAAAAACCAGCTTGAAGCTGAACTTGCTAATAGTCAGTTTGGTATTGCTACTTTGGATGCGAATGAGAAATTCATTCATACCGGAGGTAACATTACCAATAATTTAGTTGACGACATTCGTAAGCTAAAACAAGACTACTATAATCAAGTTGGTATCTCCTCTAAAATTCTTGACGGTACTGCTGATCAGGCCGAATTAAATCTATACTATCATCGTGCAGTAGACCCTGTTCTACAGACTATTGTCGATGGTATCAACCGCGTATTCCTTACGAAGACAGCACGTACACAAGGTCAGATAATTCAGTATTATCGTGACCCATTCCGTATGTTACCAGTTGAACAGCTAGGTACTGCGGCAGACCTCTTTGCTCGAAACGCAATCTTCACCTCGAATGAAATTCGTGCAATGCTTGGTCGCGCCCCTCACCCAAGTCAAATCGCAGATATGCTCTTTAATAAGAACATCTCTACAGGTACTGACTTAGTTGGTATGGGAGGTTATAGAAATGGTACAACCCAAGATGAAACGCCAGAAATCTACGACGATGGCTACGGTGGGTACGTCGATGCTGACGGCAATCCCGTAGATGAGTATGGTAATCGCTTGGATGTATAATAATTTATGGAGGAAAATGTAGTTGCATAAGAAGCCCGACTTCGCCGGATGGGTTACTAAGAACGACATTCGTTGTAGCGATGGTGTGACAATTCGTCATGATGCCTTTCGCCAGAACCATGGCGGTCAAGTTCCTATTGTGTGGCAACATGACTACTCCAGTCCTTCAAACGTGTTGGGGTATATGATACTCGAACACCGAGATCAGGGTGTCTACGGTTACGGCTATCTTAACGATACCGAGCATGCACAAGACACACGAGTCCTTCTTAAACATGGCGATGTTAACGCTATGTCTATTGGGGCCCGAGGTATCCGTAAGAACGGTAATGATGTAATTTATGGTGAAATCTATGAAGTAAGTCTAGTTCTTAAAGGTGCTAATCCTGGTGCGGTTATCGAACATGTTATGCTCCATAGCGCTTACGGGACTGAAGAGTACGAAAGCGACCGTGCTACCATTTTCACTGGTATCACGCAGGAACTTCTTCATTCTGCAGATGTAGAGGAAGAAGAGGAAGAACAAAAGGAGGGACAAATGTCTCGTTCATACGAAGAAATTCTAGAGGGTCTTACTGACGAAGAAGTAGAAGCCCTCGTCCAAGGTGTCATTACTGATGTCTCTAACGCTCTTGAGGCGGAAGAAGCAGAAGGTGATGAAGAAAAAACTCAAAATGAGTTAGAAATCAACGGTTTGGATGAAAACGTCGAAACTACTGAAGCTGACTCAACATCTGAAACTAGCGAAGACGCTGGTGAATCTGAATCTAGCGACGCTGTCGCACATTCTATCTTTGAAGGAGAAGAAACTTTGAAACACAATCAATTCCAAGGAACTACTCAAGGCGAAGTAACAGAAAAAGAACTTGATAAGTTGCTCCATAGCGCTATCCAAGGTAACGCTACATCATTTGCTGGTGTATTGCGCGCTAACGATATCCTCGGTGAAGACTCACTTCAACACGGTTTGGTAGGTATGGAAACATTGTTCCCACAACCTGCTAATGCTGGTGGAATTAACGTCTACAACCCAGGGTCTCTTAACATCGACAAGATCATGGGACAATTCGGTAAGTCTCCACTTCCTCGCGTTAAGAACATGTTTGCTAATCTTACAGAAGACGAAGCTCGTGCTCGTGGATACATTAAAGGTAATCAAACTCTTGACTCTATCGAAGAAGTTTACTTCCGTGAAACTACTCCAGGTTCTGTTACTCGTCGCGAAACAATCGACCATGATGACTTGATTGACTTGCAAGACGGTGGATTTGCAGCTGTTAACTTTATCCAACAAGTTCAAATGGCTAAGTTCAAAGAAGAAATCGTTAAAGCAGCATTTTTGTCTGATGGACGTCCATTGACACTTGCTGACGGTAAACGTAACCCAGAAAAGATCAGCGAAAAACATATTCGCCCTATCATCAAAGATGATCCATTGTTTACTATTAAAGTAACTGCTACTTCATTTGAAACTGCAGTTGATGAAGTAATCGGTAAAGCATTCCCTGCTTACCAAGGTTCTGGTAAACCATCTCTTTACATCAACCCATTTGACTTGGCTAAGTTGAAGACTCTTAAAGATAAGAACGGTCGCTACTTGTATGCACCTTCTATGGATAACAACCAAGTACCTGGTAATGCAAACATTGCAGCATACTTCATGTGTGATGAAGTTGTTGAATACCGTGCGCTTCCTCAAGGAACATTCATCATCGGTAACCTTGTAGACTATCAATTCGGTATGTCTAAGAACGGTGAAATCGCTACATTCGATAGCTTCGATATCGACTTCATGCAACATAAATACTTGATGCACGCCCGTATGTCTGGTGCTATTCGTACACCTAAGTCATTTATCGTTGTTACTGTAACAGGTAAAGCTGAAGTTTCTGAAGATGTTACTAAGTTCGATTCTACTGGTCTTAAGACTAAACCAACTTGGACTGTACAAACAGACCCAACTGAAGTTAAAGGTGTAGGCGCTAAAGCCGTAGATTACGACGCAGCAGTTAACGGTATCGCTATGACTGAGGACGAAAAGAAACTCGGTGATGTAGAAACCACTCCTAAACAAAAGAAACCTAAAAAAGCTGAATAGCCTTGGAAGGTAGGAAGGTAATATAATGACAAAAGCTGGAATTAGGGTTATCTTCCGTTCCAAAGACACGGAGGAAGTTGCGATTGGGGATTATCGGTATAAATATACCGTCTCCCCATTGCTAACGGCTCGCATAACCTCTAAGTCATTTAACATAGACGACGGTAATAGTATCAATCAGAATACTAAGACTACTCTTATATTTGATACACTACTTCCGAATAGTCCAGATGATCGATTGAGTCGTATTACACATATTGTGTATATGGGTACGATCTATAAGGTTGATAAGGTTCGTCCATATCCTCCTAGAGCCGCTATCACTATTGATGATATCGAGCTATCTGAACTAAAAGGCGAGCTTGAGCGGATTGTTAAAGAAGCTTCTCAAAAAACTCAAAATGATTTAAAACTTGACGCATACAACAAACTTAATGTCAAGGAGTTGTCTGACGACCCCCATACCCTTGGTGATTTAGTACTTTTGGATGGGATTATTCAAGTCTGGGATGGCGAGAAGTATCTCGATCTTCTTGAGTTTATTAAAAAACCCTCTCAAGAATCTGACAGTGATTCGTTAATTAAAGCATTCAAAAAACTTAATGTTCAGGAAGGGCTCTCATTTTATGATCCTACTCCTGGTACTTTGGTGTTTTCGGGTGAAGATATTACAATCTGGGACGGTACAAAGTATAGTAAGCTTATTGATTTTATTAAAGCGCACATAAATGGTGCATGTAGCCCTAATACTACAATCAGTGAGGGTGGTTCGGCTATCAGTACTAGTCCAGGAGCTTCACCGCCTGACTCATCTGACCCACCTCAAGCAGGATGGGATGAATTGTAGGTGATTGTATGAAGAGTAGAGAGACGGTTCTTAGAAAACTCAAGGATAATGTCACACCTAATATCTATTTCACGCCACCTGACAGTGTTGTACTTAAGTATCCTGCTTGTGTGGTTACTCGTGAAGATATTGAGATCCTTAAGGCAAATAACAATATTTATAATGTGAATGTTGCTTATAAAGTAGTGTATATTTCTAAAGAGGAAGGTGACGATATTTTCTTGAAGGTTATGAATTTATTTAATCATTCTACATTTCGTACGGAGTATAAATACAATGGGTTGTATCATAAAGTATTTATCGTCTATGCATAGAAAGGAAGAACATGGCAACAGTACAAGAAGTAATTAACTATGCCCGTTCATTGGCCGATCAAGGTATCGGTACTGATGCCGACGGAGCATACGGTACACAATGTGTTGACTTGCCAAATAGTATTTCTCAGATTTACTTCGGTAAAATCCTATGGGGTAATGCTATTGACTTGCTCGACTCAGCTCGTGACAATGGTTACGAAGTTGTGTACGATGCTATTGGTGTAAACCCACGTGCAGGGGCTATCTTTGTAATGGCCACTACCGACCATAACTATGGTCACACTGGTCTCGTTATTGAAGACTCTGACGGGTACACTATTAGTACTATTGAACAGAACATCGATGGGAACTTTGACTCGCTTTATGTCGGAGGTCCTGCTCGATACCATACTCGTGACTTTACGGGTATTGTCGGATGGTTCTATCCACCTTACAATGACGAACCTCAACCAGAACCTGTCATTGCTCCTCAACCTGAGACTCCTGCTGATGAAGTAGTAACTCATGAAGAGGTTGCTCGTTTTACAGTTAAGGTTGCTGGGCTTAACGTCCGTAAGGCTCCGCATCTATCTGCGGAAATTGTTGATCTATACACACCTGAACAAACATTTATCTATGACCAATGGATGGATGCTGACGGGTATCGTTGGTTGTCTTATATCGGGGCAACTAGCGGTGAGCGACGTTATGTTGCTTGTGGTAATGTTGAGAATGGCGAACGTATCAATGCGTTTGGTGAATTCTCAGAAGCTTAAATATTGGAGGAAATCTATAAATGACACAATTAGTTTGGGATCAGGATACTAAACGTCTCTTTGAGAACGGGGTTGATAATGGAGTCCTTTACGTTATCGGAAGCACTGGTGAATACGGTAAAGGTGTTGCTTGGGACGGTTTGACTAAAGTATCTGAATCACCTGAAGGTGCCGAAGCTACTGCGAAATACGCAAACAACAAGAAATATCTTAACTTGCGTTCAGACGAACGTTTCAAAGGTCAAATCTCTGCCTTCACATATCCACAAGCGTGGAATAAATGTCAAGGTAAACTTTCACCTATGACTAGCGATTCAGGGGCTAAGAAAGAACTTGCTGGTGTAACAGTATCTGGTCAAGCACGTTCTAACTTCGGTCTTTCTTACCGTACTCGTATTGGTAACGATACTGAAGGTTTGGACTACGGTTATATTCTTCACCTTGTTTACTCTGCATCTGCTGGTGTATCAAGTAAAGAATACCAAACAATTAACGAAAGTCCAGATGCTCTTGAGTTCTCTTGGGACTTCGAAACAGTACCAGTTGCTGTACCAGGTATGAAACCAACTGCACACATCGAAATCAACAGTACTTTGGTTGATAAAGATAAACTTGCAGCTCTTGAGAAGAAACTTTATGGATCTGCCGATTCAGAACCAACTCTTCCAAAACCAGAAGAAGTATTTACTCTTCTTGGATTGGTTGCAGGGTAACTAACTAATTAACGGTACGGGATAGGGGTTGGACAGCTAAGGTCATGCTGGTACCGAAAATTCAAAATGGATTAAATATATACATTAAAGGAGTATAGAAATGATTTCAAGAACAGTAACTTATAACAACTTGCTAACTGGCGAGGAAGTAACCGAAGATTTATGGTTCCACTTACGTAACGACGAAGTTGTTCGTATTCTAGGACGCGCTAAGATGGACTGGGAAGACTACATCAAAGAAGTAATGGCTCGTGAAGACATTGACGAGATCTTCGACTTCATCGAAGGAATTCTTAAACAGGCTTATGGTGAGCGCTCAGAAGATGGACGTACTTTCCGTAAAGATAAGAAACTTCAGGAAGACTTTGTTAACTCAGAAGCGTACTCAGCTTTGTTTGTACAAATGATGTTGGATGTAACTGAAGACGAAGGTGATGGTTCTGAAGGTAATACAGCCAAATTCTTCACGGCTATCGTTGGAAACCCAACTAAAGGAACTGTTCCTGAAAAGGTTTCTAAAATCAAGAAAAAATAATGTATAGATGAGGGGGTAATTTTTTACGCCCCTCTTTTATTTTTATCTCGTAGGAGGTCGGTATGTTAATTATAGATACCCCTGATAGGGAGTATTATAACGAGGAGACCAACCAATTTATAACTATACCGGGTCGACGTTTGCACTTTGAGAATACGCTAAAAGTATTAGCCGAATGGGAGTCTCTATATCGCAAGCCTTTTTTAACTCGAGAGGAAAAGACCACTGCAGAACTCTTTGACTACTTTATTCTTATGTGTCAAGATGAGATTACTTATGATGATTTGACAAGTGAAGTTGTTACACAACTAGGAATGTATCTAAATGATGTTCCTACTGCGACGACTATCACTAAAAGAGGAGATGATACCAACACCTCTTCAGCCGGCATGATACAAACCTCAGAAGTAATCTACGCCTGTATGGCTAATGCGAGAGTTCCTTTTGAATGTGAAAACTGGAACCTACATAGACTATTAACTATGTTGGCCGTTATTAGTGAGTTGAATAACCCTGATAAGAAGAAGATGTCTAAAGCAGAGACACTTCGTACATATGAAGATCTTAATGCTAAGCGCTTGGCGCAAATTGAACAGATGAAGAAGGAGAAGTTAAATGCGTCTAAAGGTAACCTCCGTTAAGGTTAAAACCGGATTATCTAAAGCCTTAAGCAAAGCCTCTACTTTATCCAGTATTAAAGGTTCTATGTCATCTATCGGGCATAAGGGACTTGGGCGTCTTATTAACGCCACCCCATCTCGTTCAGGTAAGACTAGATCGTCATGGGACATGGAAGTCGAAAAAAATCAAAATGGTTATACTTTGTACTATTCTAACTCTAATAAGATTTCGGATGGTACCCCATTGGTAGTCCTTATTGTAAACGGGCATGGTACCGGTACCGGTGGTTATGTCCCTGCTAACAATTTTGTTACTCCCATTGTTGATTCTGTAGTAGATGAGATACTGAGGGAGGTGGAGAATATAATTGAGTAAACAGGTAATCGAAGAACGCCTTATCAAACTAGGTATTGATAATGAGCAGTTCAAACAAGGATTAAAAGAGTCCCTGTCTTCTCTATCAGATTTAGATAAAGGACTCAAACAAGCAGCAGATGGTAAAAGTGGGTTATTCGGAAATAGCGAGAAATCTGCTAAATCCTTATCTAATGCCATTACCGGATTGCTTAACTCAGCCCCAAAGCTGGGTAATGCATATTTGGGCGTATTCGATAAGATTACCTCTGCTATTGGTGGAACTACTGGCTCTGTAGGTAAACTAGTTTCTAGTATGTTCAACTTTGTATCTCCTTTTAGTTCTGGTACTAAAGGAGTTGCAGATGGATTAAGTAAAATTCAAGACGGCGTTACGAGCAGTTCAGGCAAATTCGGGATGTTACAATCTGTAGCAACCGTGGCTCTGGGTAATATTGCAGCATCTGCTATTACTACTGGATTGTCTATCGCTAAGAACATCGGAGGGAATATTCTTCATTCGATCATGCCTTTAAAAGCAGGGTTTGGACAGTTTGAAGATAAGATCAACTCCGTAAACATGTTGGTTGCCGCACTTGGTAAATCAGAAATGGGTAACATCACAAACTCGTTGGATGATTTACAGAAGTACGCTGAGACAACCAAATACTCTGTTAAACAGATGCATGGCTCCTTGGCACAATTCGTAAATGCTGGGGTCGGTCTTAATGAAGCGACTACTGCGCTTAAAGGTTGGGGTAACTTGGCAGCATCTGCCGGTGCTACAACTGATGGATTTAACCGCTCACTCCAATTTGGGGTACAACAGGCATTACAAATGGGTATGATGAATACTCAGAACTGGATGTCTGTGGAAAACGCGGGTATGGCAACTAAGCGCTTTAAAGATATCTTGGTCGATACAGCTACTCAAATGGGTATTAATATCGACATGTCGGAAGGTTTCCGGGGATCTCTTAAAGATGGTTGGTTGACTAATGAAGTCTTGATCAAGTCATTGGAGAAGCTTGCCAATGATGAGACTTTAGTCAAAATGGCTGCAGAATTTCACACATTTGGTGAAGTTGCCGAGGCCGTATCAGATCAGGTCACCTCAGCCTGGGCTCGTTTCTGGGAAACACTTATTGGTCAAGCAGGTAGTGATGAAGTAACTGCCTTCTGGACTAAATGGGGTAATATCGCAGCAAACGCTATGGGCGCTGTTGGTATGAAAGCTAATGATTTAGCTAAGGCGTTTGTCGAATTCGGTGGACGTAACAATATTGTTAAAGCCTTAGAGTCGGCATTTAGTAGTATTGGCGGTATCTTTAACTCATTTGGTACTGCATTTACACATGTCTTCGGTGGAAACCTAGGATCTAAGATGATGGAAGGTCTATCGAATGGTATTAGTAAATTTGCTGATAAGATTCGATTAGGTAAAGCCGAACTTGATGCATTCCATCATATTTTCATTCTAGTCTTTCAAAGTCTAAAGGTGGTGACAGCCGAAGTATTTACAAAACTTAAGTTCTTAGGTGCCCTTATTCCTAATCACCTGGTTAAAGACTTAATCATTATAGCGGGTATGATCGCTAAGGTTTTCTATACTGCGGTTCATATGATTTCGAAGATCTTAGAGTTAATTATTCCATTTGATAAGATTGGTGGAATATTTAAATTTATCGGAGATGTATGGACTGGCTTATGGGATAAACTACACAATAGTCTAGCTTCATTCTCAGAGAAGTGGTATGACTTCTTTGGTAAGATACCTCCAGGATTCGATAAGATAGTTGCCTGGTTTAGTAAACTATGGCAGGTTATCAAATTCCTAACACCGTCTATTGATAGACTCAAGCAATCCCTACATGGACTTATTTCTAAAATTACAAATCCATTCACTACTTTAGGAGATGCTCTTGGAAGTAACACTAGAAAATTCAATGAATGGCTTTTCTTCGTAGGTAGCGCTACACAACGTTTCCCTATCTTCGGTAAAGCTCTAGGTAAATTCCTTGTTGGGTTCTCACATTTCAATGACGCAACTGGTAAGATGGATCACTGGGCTGGTCGTATGGGGCATAGTCTCCGTACAGCGCTATTTAATATTCGTCATAATTGGGCCAATGAAACGGGTCGCATTAAGGTTTCATATAAGCAATTCTGGGCAAGTCTCAATGAGGCTATGGACGGAGTTCTAAAACGTGAAATCCTTACATGGAAACAGTTCATGAGTGTAGTTAAGTGGGATAAACTAATTCCACCACAACTTAAGAACGTATTCAGCGGTTTCTCATTTAAGATGCCTGATATGTCAGGACTTAAGGCAGGCTTGGCTTCATTCGCAGGTAACCCATTCGGCGCTATGATCGGCGGAACCCAGAATTTATCAAAATGGTTAGAAACTACTACATTCTCATTCAAAGGTTTCGCAGATGTTATTCGTCGTAAGTGGCCTACACTTGATGTGTATGCTGATAAACTAGAGAAGGTTAAATTCTCATTAAGTTTCTTGAAACCAGTTGTCGATAAACTCGGTGAAGCTCTTAAATGGCTTAAAGATAAGTTTTCTGACCTTAGCTTTGGTAAACTCGATTTAAGCGGCATTACCAAACCTTTAGGTGATGCTGCTAAGGCTATCCATGAGAACTTCTCAGAAGGCGTGGTTCCAGGTATTGTTAAGTCTGTTGACGGTTTCCGTAAATGGGCTAGTGAACTATCTGGTTTCCGTATTGCATTCGCCCCATTCGCTGCGGGTGGTATGGTTATTAAAGAGGCCTTCGGTAATATTCGTAATGAACTTAAGAACTCCAAAGTCGACTTCAGTAGCTATAAAGGAACTTTAAATACCTTTAAAGGTTGGTTTAATGGGTTCTGGGAAGGTCTCAAGAAGACTGCGTCTGGGCCAACTTTAACTACTATCGGGGATGGTATTAAACACGGGTTTGCCGCTACTATGGACTGGTTACGTACAAATGTAGGGCCGTGGTTTGGAGACTTCTTCAATTCATTACCTACAGGTTTACGAAATGCGTTTGACCGATTAGGTTCTACATTACGACAATTCATATCTGTATTTGGTTCGGCCTTTAGTGGTGCTAAACTAGACTTTAGTTCATTTGGATCAACCATTCAAACTGTTGGTGATGCTATCCATAAGGTATTTGAGAAACTCAAAGAAGCACTTAAGAGTCTTTGGGACGGATTTAAAGAGATCTTTAAAGTGCATTCTGCTAGTGCCGATGAAATGACTGCCGAAGATTATGGTTTAACTAAACTTGATACCCTAAGTAACAAACTTGGCGATGTCGATAATAAACTTGGCAACGTTAATACTAAGGCTACTAGTCTATTCGGTACAGTCGGCGAATTACTTAAGAAGATTAGCTTCGTATTAGGTGAAGCATTCAAACCACTACAGCAGACAGACTCTGAACAACTAGGTAAGATTTTTGTTATTGTTGGTGGTATCATGCTCCTTTGGAATACTCGTAAGAAAGTATTAGGTATTAAAGAGGTATTTGCCACATTCTTCGATACTCTAACCAAAGGAAGTAAAGGTGCGCTTGATGCGGCTAAAGGTTTATTCACTCAAATGGGTGGGTTCTTTAAAGCTAAAGCTCGTTTCGAGAATATTAAATCGTTTGCATTAGCTATCGGTACTCTTACTGCGGCACTCCTAGTCCTATCATTTATCCCACAAGATAAGTTGATAACTGGTGTTTTGGGTCTCGCTGCCGTATTGGTGGCATTTGAAGCGTTTTACTTGACATTATCGATAACAACTAGTAAGTTCGATAAGGAAAAAGTTGAGGGTGCTAAGAAGATGATGCTCGGTATGCTAGCAATAGCAGGTTCTATATTCTTAGTTTCAGGCGCAGTGTCTATTCTAGGACATATGGATACAGGAGCATTACTTAAAGGAGGCTTTGCCGCAACCATACTGCTTACTGTACTTGGTGCTATAACCGTCGCTATGACTAGGTTCCAAGGTGCTGGCGGTACAAAATCTTCAGAGATGAGAAAAATCTCCGTAAGTCTTTTAACTTTCATTGGTATAGCCTATGCTGTTAAGAAGGTAGCTAAAGAAGTTGTTAAATTAGGCCAAATGGACTTAGGGTCTCTTTCAAAAGGCTTAGCTAGTATCGCTGTTATAATCGGTGGCCTAACCCTCATTATCTGGCAGACAAGTAAGATGGAAAACGTCAAAATGTCTTCAGTTTTAACATTCTTAACTGTAGCTAAAGCGATTTCTGGTATCACTAAGACTATTCAGAAACTTGGTGAGATGGATACTAAGACTCTTATTCAGGGTGGTACTGCCGTGGCTATCTTAATGTCTGTTATTGCAGGTATTACTTATACCTTCAGTAAGCTCGATAATACCAAGCAATCCTTCACTAAGAACGCTACCGTATTATTTGCTGGTTTGGCCGGAATCATGTTTATGATGACTAAACTTGCTAATGATATGGGGCAAATGAAAGATCCTGGTTCATTAGTTCTAGCACTTGGAGCTATGTCTGTCGCTATTGCTGCTATGGCCGCGATATCTCAAATGATCAAGTCCAATGGCTTGGCTGATAGGAGTATCGATGAAGGTGTTAAGAATGTCGCTGTAATTGCAGGATCTCTTACTTTAGCAGCGGCAGGGCTATCTCTTCTAGCTAACGGTAATGCTAACTGGGCAGAAATCCTAGTAGCTTCTGTATCTCTTGTAGGTGTATTCTATGGAATTGCCAAAGTTGGTCAAGTTGCAGGTAGACTGAAAGTCGAAGACTTCAAAGGCATGGCCGCTGTAGTCGCATCTATTGTAGGCGGTGCTATCGGTCTTACAATCTTATCTAAAGTTCCTATCAAGGACTTGTTATGGCAATCTGTAGCTCTTGTAGGTATATTTACTGCTATCGCCGGCATCGGTGTTCTAATGAGTAAATTCGGAGGAGCCGGTGCTGTTGCAAGTATAACAGGTATCGCAACTGCCTTCTTAGCTATGGCGGCTGGTATTGCTGCTGTTGTTGCTGCTGCTGGTTATTTCATTGAATCTATCAGTAAACTTGTTGACTCTATCACTAGACTCGTTGAGGCTGCTTCTCGACTAGGTAAAGAAGGTGGTAAGAACTTTGCTGAATTCTTCAAAGAAGCCGCTAAAGGTGGAGATAGTATAGCAGAGGTCGTTGCTAAGATGGTTGAGGGTATCGTAACTGGTACTGTCAAAGGTGTCGAAGCTAACTTGCCTCGTATTATTGAAATTGGTATCGGCCTTATCAAGGGTATCGCTATTGGTGTGGCTCGAGCTGCAAATGATCTAGTTGGTGCAATTGTTGATATTGGTGGTCAGATTATTGATAAAATTCTAGGGGCAATTCCTACATGGATCCTTAAAATCTGTGATGGCGTCTTATCTGGTATGCGTCAAATCGCTCAGTGGGTTCGTAATAATAAGAACGTTATTGTTGTATCTGTAATGGAAATCTTCGCTGCTATCACCTCCGTTATTGCAGAGGGGATTGCTGCACTTATTGGTATGATTGCCGATGGAATTGGTGCTGTATTTGGATGGATACCTGGCGTTGAAGACGCTATGAAAAAAGGTAAACAAATGGCCTATGATATGGCTGATGAATTCTCAAAATGGCAACAAGATCGTATCAACGAAGTAAAACGATTTGCTGAACTTACAGCTAAAGAAGGGGTTGATTCTGCTATCAAGCAACTTGAGAAACTTGGTCAAGCAGAAGTTCAATCAGCTATAACCTTTGCAAGTAAATCTCAAGATGGTCTAGAGAAATTTAAGATTTTCTGTTCTCAGTTAGGTATTCAAGGTGCTGACGAGTTCATTCGAGGACTTAAATCAGGATCTATTAGTGCTCAGGAAGCTGGTAAACTCTTCGCCAAAATGGTTGAATTGGGTATGTCTGAATCCGACGTTAAGAAGATTGCTGCCGCTGCTGGTTATGACTATGCTAATGGTATTCTTACTGCTAAGCCTAAAGTCAAGACTAGTGCTGAAGAAGTTAAGAGCTCTTTGGAAGAAGGACTTGGTGGAGATGGTAACTTCGACCTAACGAAACTGTCATCCGCCTTTACCAAACTTAACGAATTCATGGGCGGTAATCTAGATATGACCAAAGTACAGGCTGCTCTGAAATCTGGTCAAATCAATGAAGAGATGATCACCAAACTTTCAGAAGGTGATTTCTCTCAATTATCTGAAGAACAGATGCAAGAGTTCCTAGCAGGTCTTTCTAAATCTGAAGAACCTGCGGGAGAAAGAGCCAAGGCAATTCGTGATGCCGTAATTAACGGTTTGAGTAATGACGGTCAAGGCTTCGACCAAGAGACTGTCGCCAAAGCTTTGATTAATTTAGACACACACTTAGGTGGTAAACTAGATGAGGTCAAAGCATTAGCTGCAATTAAATCAGGAGAAATTCCACCTGAAATTATCGCAGCATTAGCTACAGGTGATTTCTCTAAAGTATCTGAAGAACAATGGGCGGCTTATATCAAGAAAATTGAAGATGCTGCTCCTCCTGCCGGTGATGCAACTGGTAAAGTCGGAGAACAAGTTAATTCAAAATTAGATCAGATAAAAGAATCAGCTCTTACGAAAGCAGACGAGACCGGTAAAGGTGTTGTAAAAGGGTTGGATGTATCTGGATCAGTACCTGGCGCGATGTCCACTATGGACCAATACGCTGGTGCTATCGATAAAGGTGGTAAAACAGCCAGTACAAATGCTAAAAATACAGGAAGTTCAGTTCAAAAGAATCTTGAAATTCCAGGTTTCCGACTTGGTTCGGAAGGTACCTCAGCCTATTCAACAGGTATTAAGAGTAATCAAGGTACTGCCCGAAACAATGCTGCTCAGGTAAAGGATGCCGCTACTGGTCAGTTGTCATTTGATGCGACCGGTTCGGGTATGGCGATCACAAGATCATTTGCTGGTGGTTTGAATGCACCTAGCGTTATGTCCTTAGTATCAGGTGCGGCGTCTAGAGTTATGTCTGCTGTAAGTCGACTATTTCCTCACTCTCCTGCGAAAGAAGGGCCGTTCTCCGGTGATGGATGGCGTGCTGTATCTAGATCAGGTCGAACAATTGTTAAGGAATTTGCTAGTGGTTTAGGTGCATCCTCATCTATAAACGCTGTTGGTTCTGCTATGGGTGGTTTGATGTCTCGTGTTCATGACGCGATCACTAATATAAATGGTTATCTTGATGAGAACATGGATATTTCTCCAACCATTAAACCTGTATTAGACATGTCTAATCTTAATGGATATTCATGGGTAGGAAATGGGTCACTTAATCTAAATACTATTGGTGTGGACTATGGTTCTCTTAACCCAACCACAAATAGCTTATCGTCTAACCGTGCTAACATTGCCTCAGTTGTTTCTGGTTTGAACCGTCTTGATGAGAAACTTGAGACGCTTACAGAATACACATCTGCGGGTAATGATTTGCTTGCTCAAGATCGATATAGTCCAATCTATATGGATAAAGATCTTGTTAACCGAGCTCTTGCCCCTGGTATGGCAGAAGCTCAACGGTCATATTCTGACCGACTTAATATGTTAGAAGGAGTATTACCAACGATATGAGAGATGAAAGTTATTTCTCCATAATCTTCGGAGAAGGAACTGAAGCTGTTGATATCGGTAAACTTATTGGAACTATAACTAAAGTTGAACGGAACGTCGGTGCTGAGCAGAGTCATACATATTCTGCCGGCACTGGCCGTTTTGGTAAGACTTGGCTTGCTGGGTCTCGGGGTTCGTATCCGATTACAGTCGAAGGTAAGTATTCAGGCAGTCCGTCTGATATCTTAAAACTTCGAACTAAGTTGGCACGAGCCCTCGATTGTCCTGATGGGCCTAAGAAGTTACAGTTTGATGACCAAGACGGTAATTATTATCTTGCTGTATCTACCGGTCAAGTTAAGTTTACTGAAAATCTTCAAACAAGTACAGTGGATGTTAGTATTTCTTTTGAAGTTCCAGATGGGCTACTCCATTCGGAACGAACTAAACTACTCACTATCAATACAACCTCTCCTGAAATCGGGTCAATCCGACAGGAGGGCAGTACTGTCAAAATAACTTTAAATAATGAAGGAAGCGCACCGGCTTATCCTAAAATTAAGATTCGCAACAATGAAACTAATGGATGGATCGGTATTGTAAACAAGAATGGCCTTATGGAGATCGGGACTAGTGCTTCTGGTGCAGGTGGTGCTCGTGTATCAACGGGACAATGGGATAAGGCCCATACCTTATTAAATTTATCACCTAGTGATACTGCTGGATGGAATAAGGGTGTAAATATAACTTCTAAATTTGCATCCCAATCACCTCTCCCATTTGCAAACCATGCTGAAGCAAGTGACTTGCAGGCTGAGTGGGCGCATAGAGAGCGCGGAAGTGTAGGATATGACTGTCCTGGTTTCCACTGGAACCGTCAAGGACAAAAAGGTATAGGTCAAGACTGGGGATGTTGTATTTACGAATTTCCATTATCACTAGACCCTGAGGGATTGAAGGGTGCTAAGGACTTTCGTTGTGACTTTAACATGAAAGTATGGGAGTCTAAAGCTGGTCAAACTGGTCTTATGGCGTTGCTGTTTATGACAGATGATTATAAACTAGTATGTGCATATAGTATTGACAAATGGATGACCGACCGACAACATACGGCGCAAGTCTTCACGACAACTGATATCCATAAAGATGGGCCAGTTCCACGTGTAATGAATACCTTCGATTCTAATAATAACGAGCCAGGACAACCGCATCCTAATATCGCATTTAATAGTAATACGGGGGGTTGCTATATTATTAAAGAAGGTGCTAAATTCACTTTCAGTTATGCTGGTCGACCAACTACAGTAACAGACCAATCTAGGGAACACATGGTATGTACCAAGGTGTGTGTGTTATTTGGTCGTATGAAATTCGAACGTCCTGATAAAGGACACCTAGATTTAATGGTTGTTCAATCTATTAAGTTCCAGAAGATCAATGCCGAACGTTATGAATATGTTTCTAACAAATATAACAAAGGTAGTGAAGTTCTGGTTGATATGGAAAACGGGCGACTTACATTTAACGCGGATCCTACCGCGGCCAAGATCGGGGTATCCTCAGAAGGTGACCTTGTTAATGGGTCTAGGTATTTTAGTATACCGCCTGGTGTATCAGAATTAGAAATCCATTCCTCAGCGTTTGTGACACAACCTCCAGACGTAACCCTAGAATGGGGAGAGGCATGGCTGTAAGAAAGGAGGCTGAAACTTCAAAATGAGATTAAAACCTGCATGGCAATTAGCCGTACACGATAAATCTATGAACATTGTAGATCGTATTAATAATGATGTACCAGGTTCTCTTAAGTATTATAACGATGAGTTTCATCAATACTGTAGTAAAGGGTCAGCCACCTTTAGATTTACAGTAGATAAATTTTTAAACGGTAAGCTTAATGAGCGAGCGAGCAATCTCAACTCTGAGTGTTATATTTCATTTCATGAAGACGGAAAAGACTATGTCTTTAACGTTATGGGACGTAAGGAAACTGACCGTACTATTGAACTAGATTGTGTCTCTACTAATTTAGAGTTGTTGAATGAGAAGATGCTTGCTTATGAGTCTAAAGAACCTAAGTCGTTCAGACAATATGCTGAAGATATGGCGTTATTCCGTTATACTCGTATTGACCTTGGTATCTGCCAAGTTGATGGACGTACACGCACATTGAAGTTTGAGTCTGAGGATGACACCTGTCTTGCTCGCATTCTTAAACTTGTAGAAGCATTCGATGGCGAGATGGAGATTATCACCAAGTTAACACCTCAGGGACAAATCGATAAGTATATTCTTAACGTATATAAATCTCGAGATAACTCTAGTGATAGAGAACCTGGACTTGGTCGTGTTCGTACTGATATTCGTTTACAGATGGGACGAGACGTTGCTTCTGTAACTAAGAAGGAAGATAAGAGTAATTTATTCTCCGCTATTCGTATTCGGAATAAAGACGGTGCTTATATCACTCAACCAAATTCGAAAATTATTAAGACCGCAGATGGGAAACATAATGAGATTTACTGTACACCTGGTTCTCATACTATCTATGCTCCGATCTCTGCTCGTCTTTATCCATCTGTAAACAAACGTGATAACTGTGACCCATGGATTGTACGCGATGTCAAGACTGAGTATACAACACCAGAAGAGGCATGGGCTTACGGGGTTCGTATGTTAAAGAGACATATGTATCCTATTACTACATGGGAGATTGAGCTTAACTCAGCCGTTGTACTTCAACGTTATGATATCAATATCGGTGATGTAATCTTCATGACGGACGAAAACTTTATCGGCGGGTTGCTTATTCGTGCTCGGGTTGTCGAAATGATTCGATCATCAACCAATCCTAGTGCTACTAAAGTTATCTTATCGAATGTTATTGCAGTTCGTCCAACCAACAACTCAACTTTGATGTCTGCGATGTCTCGTATGATTGCAGAGTCGCAAAGTTTCAAAATGACTGTAAAAACTACAGGATCTGTAATGTTTCGTGAGCTCAATGAGGAATGTGTCCTTATTCCTACCTTGTTTAGGGGTAATGAAGAGGTGTTAGACGTCGAGTATACCTTCTACGTCGACGGTAACCTTGCTGGTAATGGAGATAGGTTTACAGTATCCAAGGCCAATATTGGTACAACAGGTACTGCTATGGTCTCCATCCATGCTTGGTACCAAGGTAAGATGGTTGAATTCCAAGACATATCCTTTGCTACGGTCAATGATGGTAAGTCGCCTGTACTTACAACTATTGAGTCTAGCAACGGTGACGTATTCAAGAACGGTGTCATCGAGACTGTGCTTACAGCTAAGTTATTTAGAGACGATGTTGAGATTGACACAAGAGGCGAGGCTTTTGACTACACTTGGACGAAGACTAATGCTGATGGTGTGGTTGACGAGGCATGGGGTAGACGTCCTGAGTCTAAAAGGAAGAGGGTCAGTATTACTCGTATTGATGTTGAGAATAGAGCAACATTCTCAGTAGCCGTTACAACTAAAAACGAGGTCGGTACAGTCGATAATATTAAAGTCGTTGGTCGTAACTTATGGGTAAATGCTAAATGTGAAGGTTACGCCGCTATTGAGAAACTTCCCGAAAACCATATTACTGGTCAAACAAAATGTTATCGAATAGAGACGGGGTATGGAAAGAATAATCTAAAATTTAACATCGCTCCAGACTTCACTAAACTCTTATATAAAAAACTCACAATGTCTGCCTGGGTTAAATATGAAAATGTTAAAAAGGGGCCTAACCCTTGGCAAGGATTTAACTGTTTCAAATCAATCCCATTGGAAAGACGCAACTCCAAGACAAATAAAGTAGCCCCTATTGATTACCCTGGACATTTTACATTCGAGGGATCTTCTGATTGGAGACGTATCGAAGTAACTTATGACTACGGTTCGGATCCAAAATATGATGAGTTGAAAATGGATCTTCGCTTCATTCTTGAGGATACTCAATCGGGTAAAGCCTGGATTACTGGGGTTAAAGTCGAAGAGGGCATAGTTGCGACAGACTACTCGTTATCACCAGAAGACAAGGAAGGAGGTGTGTAATGAGCTTACTTTCAACTAGTCAGATTACTATTGTCGATTTAGAAGACGGTAGAACCCAGTATACACACCTTGCTTGGTGTAATTTAACCGAAAGTCCTAATAAGGAGACTACATATCCAAGCTTCACTAAAGATCCAGATAGAGGTACAAATCTAACTCATATAGGTATATACCAAGATTTCAATGCTGCTGGAAGCGATAATCCTAAAGACTATCATTGGTCTCAATGGCTAGGGTATGATGGTAAAGATGGTGTTCCCGGTAAGCCTGGTGCTGATGGTCGTACTCCATATATCCACTTCGCTTATGCTGACTCGGCAGACGGTAGAACTGGCTTTACAACTAGTACAATATTAAGTGATGGTGGAGATATTGATTCGCCAGTTACTGTAACTAAAGTTGATGTATCTAAGAAGCTATACATGGGTACATACACCGACTATAATGTTACAGACTCAAATAACCCTACGATGTATACTTGGCAGAAAGTACGTGGTGCCGATGGTGCCAATGGGGTTCCTGGTAAACCTGGTGCCGATGGACGTACGCCATATGTTCACTTTGCCTATGCAAATTCTGCTGATGGTAGAACAGGGTTCACTGTAACTGGTGCTCCTGATAAGAAGTATATGGGAACGTATACTGACTTCAACCAACCTGATAGTACCGACCCTACCCGTTATACTTGGACTAAGATAAAGGGTGAGGATGGTGCTCCTGGTAGACAAGGTATTCAAGGTCTACAAGGCCCTAAGGGAGATCAAGGTATTCCTGGTCAAAAAGGGGCTGATGGTCGAACGACTTATATCCATATGGCCTATGCTGATACTATAAACGGCGGTGGTTTTAGTCAGACAGATACCAATAAACCATATATTGGTATTTACTACACGTATACTGACTTCAACCAACCTGATAGTACCGACCCTACCCGTTATACTTGGACTAAGATAAAGGGTGAGGATGGTGCTCCTGGTGCAAAAGGTGCTGATGGTAAATCGTCTTACGCCCACTTTGCCTATGCTAACTCATCTGATGGACGTACTGACTTCAGTACAACCGAGTCATACAATCGACGTTTTGTAGGTACATATACTGATAGCAACGAGGTTGATAGTACAGACCCTACTAAATACAAGTGGGTTGATATGGTAGGTGGTGTTAAAGTTGGTGGTCGTAACTTATGGGTAGATAGTAGAACAACAGGTTATGCTGCTATCGAGAAACTTCCAGAAAACCATATTACAGGTCAACGTGAATGTTATTATATCGAGAGCGGCGGTAATAAGAACAACATCAGATTTACTATTGCTCCTGATTTTACTAAGCGTTTTTACACCACACTAACCCTCAGTGCTTGGGTTAAGTACGAGAATGTTAAAAAGGGCGCTAACCCTTGGCAAGGATTTAACTGTTTCAAATCAACCCCTTTATATAGACGTAATTCTAAAACTAACGTCGTATCTCCCGCTGATTACCCTGGGATGTTTACCTTTGATGGATCTTCTGATTGGAGACGTATCGAACGAACATACAACTACGGTTGGGATAATAAATATGACGAAGTTAAAATGGGATTATCTTTCCTTCTTGAGGGTACCACGTCTGGTAAAGCCTGGATTACTGGGGTTAAAGTCGAGACAGGTACTGTTGCTACTGATTACACTTTATCATCGGAAGACTATGAAGTATCCTTATCTAAGAAGGCTGACCAAACTCTAACCCAAGAGCAGATTAACAAACTCTCAGAACGTAATGAATTGTTAAAAGCTGAGATGGAGGCTAAAGCTAGTCAGGATATTGTGGATACATGGATCCAATCAATTAAGAACCTGACTGCTACGGAAGAGGCAGGGCGTAAAGAAGCTGAAGCCGCTGTTATCCGAGCTAGTGAACGGATCAACGAACTTCAACAAAAAATCGGAGAACTCAAGATCACGACTGAATTTGTAAACACTTACATGTCTCAGTCCGAAGAAGGTCTTATTGTCGGTCAGAAGGATGGTACTTCTAAAGTACTCGTCTCATCTGATCGTATTTCCTTCGTCTCAGGGGGTAAAGAAGTTGCCTCCATTTCCCAGGGGGTTCTCCAAATCGATAACGGGGTGTTCGTTAAGAGTCTTCGTATTGGACGATTTGTTACAGTACAAGACCCGACCAACCTGGATCGAAATCTAACAATGTATGTAGGAGGTGTGTAGATAAATGGTACGCGCTAATTTCTCCGGTTATTGGGGGCCGGGGATGCAGTTGGAAGTTATCTCTGCATGGAATGAACCAAATAATGCAGGTAACTTCTCAAGAGTAAACGTCCAAGTATTCCTGATAACAGACGGATATACGTCCCTAAACGGTTTTTATCCTAAGCCTCTTACTGTCAGAGTAGGAGATATTGTTGAGGTTTATCAAATAGACGCTGGTATAGGAGCAGGACAACGTAAAGCGTTATTTGCTAAGGACTTCACTGTTCCACATGATAACGATGGGCGTAAGACAGTAGCTGTCGCAGCAAGTTTCGAAATCCATATTCAAGGTTTGGGGTTTGCTTCAGTAGGATTTGACCTTAAGCTTAAAGATATTCCTCGTGCAAGTAAGGTCGATAATTCAGGCTCAAGCGGTAATAGTGACTCCGGTGCTGATATTGTTGGTACTATTGGTCAGCCTATAACCTTTAGGATTAATAAAGCATCACCTGAGTTTCGACACTATATTCACATATATTACGGAAACTGGGCTTCGAATGTTACAGGCGAACGTCCTGCAGATACGTCATTCACATGGACTCCGCCTATGGAGTTATGTTCACAAACGCCGAATGCCTTAAGTGGTGTAGGTACAGTATGGCTCCTGACTTATAAAGATGGTAAGGAGGTTGGTCGAGCCGCGTATTCTCTTAAACTGAAGGTACCGGACTCAGCAACTCCAACAATATCCAGTATATCAGTTACTGATACGAATACGAAGGTCGCTAACCTAATCGGAAGGCCAAATACCTTCTTATCAGTTTTATCTAAACTTAAAGTTGCTGTTACGGGGGTTACTGGTTCTTATGGATCTGAAATTACCAAGTATAATATTACGATTGTTGATAAGCCATATTCCTCTTATGATAAAGAGGGCTATATTGGAGAAGTCAACCACGTTGGTAGAGCCAAGATCCGTGCAACAGTAACAGACAGCCGTGGACGAACTTCTCCTCCTAAAGAGCTTGAAGTGGAGTTCTTAGATTATTTCTTGCCGCAGATATCCTTCTCGGCAACTCGTGTGGGTGCTAATGCTGACCAAATCCAAGTAACACGTAATACCAAGATTGCTCCTTTAACAGTCAATGGTTCTCAGAAGAATACTATGAAGGTGTCATTTAGAGTGGCGCCGTTTGGTACTAATAACTATACAGATGATAACGGGCCAGCCTCTGCGACGTTTACAACTGTATCGTCACTAGTTAATTCGACAGCCAACCTTGGTTCTACCTATGCAGCTGATAGGTCGTTCGTAATCATTGGTAAGATAGAAGACAAATTTGCGTCTTCCGAATACCGTGTAGAAGTTGCCACTCGATCTGTAGTTATGTCTATGGATAAAACTGGTGTCGGTATCGGTAAAGTCCGTGAACGTGGCACTTTGGATGTAGCGGGTGATGTGTACGCTAGTAATATTTATGCTAACAATATACAACAATACCCATTAACCACACCTCAAGGTAAGCTCCAAGACGTTCGATGGAGTAAAAAGGATTATAACACCTTTACTGAAACTGGACTCTATATGGTCCTTGGTAAAAAGCAAGGTGGGGTTAACGGCCCTGATACTCAGAAACATGGAATGTTGGAAGTATTTGCTTTAAATGCTAGAGAGGTCTTCCAGAGGTTTATGGATGATGAATTGAACATATGGGTTCGATGGCGAGACTGGAGCTGGAAATGGGGAGAATGGAAAAAGTTCGTACTTGAAGACAGCCCAAAACTAGTCGCTACAACAGAATGGTTACCTGCTGGTGTTGATGGATCATACTATAAACGTGTAGGTGATGTCTTGACTGTTCGTTATGACTTTACGGGCACTGGCGGTAACAAGGATATAGCAATTCTCCCTGCTGATGTATTTAAAGCACCCCAATCTTATATGTTCGTTATTGCGGGATGGGCTATAGGTGGCGGTGACGGTAACGTCCACGTACAGGTAAACGCTGGAGGTAGCAACATCATTGCTCTGGCTACACATAACGGTGTTGTTTATCGAGGCCAACTAACCATCATGTTATAATTAAGGTACCCACTATAAAATATTTTAGGAAAGGAGATTTAAGTGTCTAAATTAGAATTTAAATCGAAATCTTTGGACTACGACTCGACTAACAGTAAGAAAACACATATTATTCTTGTTGATGATGTTGGGTCTGTAGTACACGTATATTTGGACGAGTCTGTAATCGACTTACCTAATGCTGAGTTATATCAGCAAGCTATGCAAAAGCACTATGATATCAACTTCCCTCGTAAAGCCGAGAATGAGAAGATTGAGAAGGTGCAAGAGCAGATCGCAGGCATTGACAGTGCTATGGATATTATTGTAGCATTCGCAGTCACAACAAAAGACGGTATGGTTGCTCCTACATATAAGAAAATTGCCTCAGTAGCAAAACCACTTATTACAGGAAAACGATATAGTAACGGTGATGTTGTAGCAATGCCTTATCCATACGATACGAACAAGAAATGGCCTAAAGATACTTTGACCTTATTTACCTTTATGATCCAAGAGACAGAAGGATATACCTACAAAGACCAAAAGGTAGAAGATATGCTACGGCAAGGGGTGCTTAGTATGGTTATGCCACGAATTGATTAGAGGAGGAACATGCAAGAAAAAGAGCTAATGCACTGGGTGCTGACGGTAGTATTTCCTATCGTTATCAGTGGTGCAACATTCTATATTTCGGCAAAGAACCGGACAGGAGATTTAGAACATCGCTTGACTGAGCTTGAAGTATCTAACAAACACCAGGATAAGAACCTGGATAGCGTTTCTTACCGACTCGATAAGTACGAGGAAGAACAGAAGATCATTCGAGCATTAGTTGACCGTATGGACTATATGAACGAAGGTTTAAAATCGGTAAAGGAAGATGTCGACGAGATCAAAGTAATCGTCCGATCAATTAAATAAAACTAGGAGACAAATAAACATATGAAACCATTAACAAACGAACAATATAATGCTGCTAAATTCATCTTACTCAACGTGGTACCTGCTCTTGTAACTCTTATTGCAGGGCTTGGTGTCTTGTATGGGTTCGATGCAACTAAGATCACTGCGACAATCGGTCTCTTTGCGACCTTCGCAGGTTCTGTATTGATGATCTCTACTAAACGTTATAACGAAGCTCAGGCTAACGAAGACGACGGAAAATAATATTCTAGGAGGGCTATATGGCAACTAGGGGTGAAGTATTATCCTGGGTGCGTAGCCTTGCTGACCGTGGTATCGGGGTTGATGCAGATGGTGCCTATGGTATGCAATGTGTCGACCTCCCTAACATGGTCGCTCAGAAATTCTTTGGGCGGTCTATGTGGGGTAACGGTATCGATATGCTTAGAGCAGGTCAAGGGCTTGGCTGGCGTACAACGGGTGTAGAACTACCTCGCGCTGGAGCTATATTCTGTATGCGAACAAGCGCGCACCCATATGGTCACACCGGCATTGTCGTCAACGACCCTGATGGTAACGGGAACTTCCAGACTGTCGAACAAAACGTAGATGGCGGTTTAGGCGGTGGCCCTGCACGATACCGGGTGCGTTCATTACGCGGCGGCGGAGGTGAACAGATTATTGGGTTCATCTACCCACCATATTCTGATGGTGTAAGCGGTAGTGTAGGCGGCAGTGGCGGCACATCAGGTGGAGGTACAAGAGACACTATGGACTTTACATTTATGATTAGCGGAGAAGATTCATTAGGGTGGGAAGGTCGAACTATTTATTATTATAATGGTGCGATTAACGAAGTACAACCTATTCACAATATGGAAGAGTTGAAATATCTTCGTGCTATATATAACGATACTCATGGCTTTAACTTAAAACATTATGAGTGGAATCAATCAGCACCAGTATACCATCGTATATTCGGGGTTGTTAGACCAACAGCAGCAGACCCTAATACTAAGAGAGCACTATCTAGATACTAGGTGGTGCTATTATGAGTATACATTTTACATTTCGTATAGAAGGTCGAGATCCAGGGCAACCATATTTACAACAATGGGATCCTAGAACCGTATATTATTATAACGGTATGCGTAACGAGGTTGGTTATGTTCATAACGAAGAAGAACTAAAATATCTTCGTGATACATATAAAGGGGCTACTGGTCGCGATCTTACTCACTACGTTTGGACAACTAACGCTCCGGTATTTATACGGATATTTGGTGTATTGAAACCTTTAACTGGTGCAGGTACAAATCGCGCTATGTTCGATGAACTAAATGCAAAGATTAAAGAATATGAGGATGTCTATTGGGATCCTAAGTTCTTTACACCTAAGGTTGCTTTACATATTCGTAATAATCCTTCTCGTGTCGGAGAGGTTTTAGGTACTGCAACAATTAATCGTAAATACCAAGTTCTTGAAACATCTACTCAGTGCGATTGGCATTGGGCTAAGATTAATCATGACGGTATTATCGGGTGGATCGCTATGGGTGATATTATCGGTGATTGGTATGGTGAAAAGAGCCTTACCTAATCATCAGGGCGTTGCTAGGGTAAAAACTTACAACGCTCATTTTTTTTTTTTAAAAAAAATACTTTCTACTATATAGAAAGAAAAGAGGTAAAATAAAATGAAATATTACGTGAATTCTAAAACTTGGATTGATGAGGAAGATTTGCTCTTCCAATGCAAAATGGCTATGTACACTAAAAATTGTGTTATGGATGCTATGTGGGAACATTTTGGTTCACGCATGACTCGAAAAGCACGATATTTGGTAGAGAAGCAATACGCATGGATGGCGAAGTTTATCAAAAATCAAAACTTGTTATTTGGGCACATGATTTCGTATTATGGATTCGCTTTAGATAAAGAACTAGGGTTGACTGAATCCGATAAAGTTGAACTACAGGTCATCGGAGCACGCTTGTTTTCTGAGTTGCCAGAAGAAGAGCAACTAGATGCAAGATTGTTATTGATGAGTCGTATGAGTCCGCTTTAATCGACAGGAGGTACACCCCTCCTTCTTTTTTTTTAAATTTTTTACAGACTACTATATAGAATAAATATAACTAAAGGAGAATAAAAGATATGGAACTACTATGGTTTATGTTGGTGACTATCGGCCTATTCGGCTGGTTTGTTTATGCTATTTTTAAAGGGCTTGGAACTTTCATTCTAACACTATTTGGACGTAACAAATAGAATTAGAACGGAACTACCAAGTTCCTTTTTTTTTTGAAAGGAGAAATAAGATGGCTAAGAAGAAAGAACGCGATATGGGGTTCTGGGAAACACTACTCGCTATATTTTTAATTGATTGGCTCTTTTAAAATATTTACATTCTACTATATAGAATAAATATTTTGGAGGATTTTATAATGAATAAAATTATGCAAATGCGTATGGAAATGCGCGATGAAGTTAAGAAGGCTATTGATATAAACGCTGGTAATATTGATGATATTATTACGGATCGCTATATGAAAAAGCCAGAAGCTTCTGTTGTTATCTCAGTTGAAGATATCGCAGATGCTCTTGGAGTTTCCGTATATAGTGTTCAGAATAATATCGATTTGATTCAGACAGTTATTATCGATAAATTCGGCTATATCGTTATTCCATATGCAGACGATGATGAAGACATTATAATCTCATTAGGGATTAAATTCTAAAAGCAGGGGCTGAGTTAAATACTCAGCTTCTTTTTTTTTGAAAAAGGAGTATGTATGAAACGAACAGAGAAAGATGACTATACAACAAAGCATAACGCTATCGTGACAACTCTATTGACCTTGGCATTTTCTGTAATCTTGCTTACAGTTATGCAGGTTCGTTATATTTTTAAGGATAATGAATACAACAAGGTGGTGCAAGAACGTGATATGTTTAAAAAGCGATGGGAGGTTCGAGACAAAGCTGCTACATATTACTATGACGAATACCGTCACCTTAAGGAAAAATATGACCTAGTCATCAAGTTCAAGGAGGACAAATAAAATGACCGAAACTGTCAACTACATTAATTTTGAAAAATGCAAGATGCCTAAACGTGATGAAGCTATGAAAATTCGCAAGAAGAATGCTGAAGAACATATCCATAAATTCGACTTCACAACAATGCTTGATATTGTAGCAGCACGACTTGACGTAGAACCTATTTCTACAGAAGAACATCCAAGCTTTACTCTTCCATTGGCTATCTTTGATGACTATTTTGAGTCTATTAATATTAAACGCTCTGAATGGATGGGTATTATAAACCGTTTAACAGATGTTCTACGTACTGAGTATGGTTACGATGCTTATGTTGTTATTAAAAGACAAAATCTGACATCTGATATCCAAGAACTTGTTGTGAAGCTATAATCAACTTTTTACACTCTTCTTATTAGAAAGAGAGGTAAATACTATGTTAAGAAGATTTCTAAGATTTATTGGATTTTATGCCCTTGCTGCATACGCTGTCCTTGAGGAAGACTATATCAAAGGTCTAATCAAGAAGGGGTATTTGAAGCAAGACGCTTATGCCCAAAACAAACGCTTGGAGGTCACCCGTATGGTGTTGACCAAATTGAAGAAAGAATATTAGTCTGGATTATTTCCAGGCTTTTATTTTTTTTTAAATTTTTACACCCTACTATATAGAAAGAGAGGTAATAACTATGAAGTTATTTAATAAATTGTTTAAGAAGGACGCTTCGTCTCAAATTGGAGAGACTATTGAAGCTAAATTGCGAGAACTGAATACCGTTCTTGCCAATGCCGAAATCGGTAGCGATGAGTATAATGACGCACTCGTTGAGATCGACATTCTTACTAAGTCTCTAACGGATGTACAAGTCCGGAAGATGCAAGGTAAGTCTAAAGTCGAGCCTCAAGTGAAGGCGGCTATAATCACTACTGTAGGTGGGGCTTTGGCTAGTATCGCTGGTATTTTGATCATTCGCGATTATGAAGCGGAAGATGGTATCTTCACTTCGAGCGCGAAAAGTCTGATTAAGAAACCTTATTAATATAATTTGAGAGTGTATACCACTCTCTCTTTTTTTTTTGGAGGTATAAATGTCTCAAAAAGAATATATTTACTATGAGGACTATTTCACTGACGAGTTCCGAAAAGCCTTCTTTGAAGCTATCGCATTCATAATGGCCGAAAACCATCTAGAAGAGAACGATGAAGACTTTGAAATGTTTCTCATCATGCTAGCAACCGAATACGGAGAAATACACGGTGTTAGTATTTCCGATATTATCAACTATTACAAAGAAGATCTTCGGAAAATCTACTATGCGTATTTCAAGGTTAACGTAAGCATGTATCTCTCTAAGAATACAGTTAACAATATTCTAGCTAAGATGCAAGATGCTATCCAAACCTATGACCTTGCCCCTACTGATGTCGATTTTCGTAATTGTACAGATATTGTTCTGGAAGATTTACCAGAAGCTGAACGACAGGTCTATAATGATATTCTATTAGCCAAACGAGAATATTTCGAACAATCGTTCTATAACCTTGTCTATATTAACCATAATATGAAGGGTGAAAATCGTGCACTAGAGGAGAAATCGCATAACATGAAGTTTGAAGAAAGACGACGTCAGAAGATTATGGCTATGGAAGATGATGAATTCATTCGTCATTTTTGTGTTGAGTTTATTGTAGCTACCAATCTAACCACATACGCCTGGTCTGAAACCGCAGAAGAGTGGGCCGAATGGTGTACCAAAGAATACGGTGAACATTACTACAATCGCTCATTCTATAGTCTTGCTGCTGACCACAAGCACTATATTGAAGAATGCTTAACAAACGCTATCAATATCATTCGTGATTTATTATAAAGGAGCTATATCATGAAAATTAAAGTTGCTGTTATTTTTGCTGTAATCGTTACCTTAATTAGTGCAGGAGTGGGTATTTGGTACTTCTCTCCTAAACCGCCTAAGGCAGATATTGTCACAATCACCGACCTACACCAACTCAATACTGATGAAGATTGGCAAGGTAAGATTATTCGCTGGGAGATCACTGAGAGCACACTGGAGAGCTATGATCAAAATAATGAGAAGTACGCTTTCTTAGGTAAGGTCAAAGTCAAAGGTGCTCCTGGAGAAACCTATGGCCAATTTAACATGTATGATGTAGATAAACGACCAAACGTACTCATTGGTGATGTTCTCTATGTTCAGGTAACTGAGCTTGAACAGAATATCGTATTTGGTGCAGTTGTAAAAGGTGATATTTTATATATCGAGAAAGGAAGTCATCATTAATGCATAATGAAATTGTAGTCTACCCTAACAACCTTATTTTGGTTAATGCTATCTACCGCTCCCGCATTGCATATTATCATCAAGATGCTGGGGGTATTAGGATGCATATTGATCCAATCTCATCTGAAAATCATATTGAAGACGATTTAGATGTTATGGAAAGTATTGCCGATCATCTATTTGAATTATATCTTAAAGATCCACGAATTGCGGGTAAACTAGTTCGCCCACGGTATTGGTATTCTAACACCAGAAAGAAATGGTGTTTCCAATTCCCATTTAAATAAAATTTTTACATATCACTATATAGAATAAATATTAAAGGAGGACATTAATATGTCTAAAGAAGTTAAAGAAGTTGTTGAAGTTGTTGAAGAAGCAGTAAAACCTGTTGTAGACAAAACTGAAGAAGTTATTGAAGCAGTACCTGCTGTTACTGTCGATAATGAAGCACAACCAAAGAAAAGCCTATGGGGCTGGACTAAGGATCATGCTTTACTTATCGGTGGTGCAGTTGCGGCTGCTGGAGCAGTATTTTTCTTTGGAAAAAAAGTCTATCAAGCGGGTATGCCTGCTGAATTCGAAATGCCAACAGCAATCGAAGAAACTGCTGAAGATGTTGTTGATGCTATTCAAGAAGTAAATTCTGAAGAATAAGAGTTAGGGATTAAATTCCCAGCTCTTATCTTTTTTTTTGAAGGAGAATAAGATGAAGAAAACCTATTTAGACAAATACCCATACTCATTGGAGCGCCTACCACAAAAGAACTCAGACCGTGTCGATGTTGTATTACGTGTCGACCCACTTGAGCCTATGCAATCAACTGACATGTTGTTGGACTTAGGTTCTACCAACGATTTTGCATCAGTTGAAGGTATGGCGTTCAAGGTTACCAACTACACAACTGAAGCTTCTGAGCTACAAGACGGAATGCTTTGCGTTGTCCTTGTAGGTTATCAGTTATAAAAATTTTACATACCACTATATAGAAAGGGTATTCTTGGATTACTTGGTGTACTATGGGAGCACACGTTAATATCGAAGCGTCGGTTCGATTCCGACAGGAAACAAGAAAACACCTTTCATATTTTTTTTTTCAAAAGGAGAAGCATATGACGAAAACGGATTACAGTGATATCCGTGCTACTAATGTAGCGATGGTCGAGAAAGAGACCAAAGAGACAATTACTACAGAAACTGTAGAGCGTACACCAAAGAAGGCAGTCACTACGGCTACTGCTGCTGAGGAACGGAAGCCTGGTCTTATGACAAGACTTGTTCGAGGTATCCTTGGCCCTAATGGTATTCGTGCTATTGGTTCATATTTGGGTCGAGAAGTCATTATGCCTGCTATCAAAGATACCCTGGTTAATACGATTAATACTGGTGTAAACATGGCGGCATATGGCGAAGACCGGTCTCGATATACCGGATATAGTAATGGTGGGTGGTCAAACCCATCACCTTATTATAGAGGTAGCGGACGTCAGACCTACACCAACTATTCCAGCGCATATCATCCACAACAAGTCTCAAATTCAGTCCAATCAATCAATTCGCCTGGACGTATTAAGATTTGGGAAATTGACCGCTATCAAGATGCTAAGGAAGTTCTTGATCTCTTGCGTGGTGATATTATGCGTAGTGGACGTGCCTTGCTGGCTGACTACTACGATTATATTAATCGCCCAAGTGTCGACTATACAGACAATGCCTACGGTTGGCGTAACCTAGATAATGTTTCTATTATCCCATCTGGAGGTAAGTATATCCTGGGGTTACCGCCTGTTGAAGTTGTTTAATCATTTATAAGAAAAAAGGAGAAATATCATGAATAAAAAAGCTGTTTTTACTACCCTCAAAATCGTTGCCTTCGGTGTTGTACCATATTTGGTAGATACAACTAAGAAAGCTATTGAAAAAGGACTTGAGTCTGCTAGCAAAGTTACTAAAGTCGTAGACAAAGGTGAATAATAATGTGTCTTTTAATTCTAGCTATATTGCTATTCCTGCTTATTTGTTTTACATCAGTAATAGTATATATCGCAGTCAATCTAGCAATCCCATTGATTATTTTACTAATCATCGCATGGGTCTTAATTATTTTTTGTAACTAAAGGAGAAAATTACAATGTCTAAATGGAGTTTAGAAATCTTTAAAGAAAACATGGAAAAACTTGCTTTCAACTATAAGAAGAAAGAACCACTTATCATGACCGCTGCAGGTCTCGTTGGTTTTGCTGCTACTGCTGTATTGGCATATCGTGCTAAAGGTAAGATCACACAGATTGTTGAAGAAATTGAAGCTCGCCGTGAATGTGAAATGGAAGTACCTGTTGGTGAAACTGTATTCCGTGTGGTTAAAGCTGTATCGCCTACTGTAACAATGGGTCTTTTGTCAACTGGAGCAATCCTGCGCTCATATCATGTATTGACCGGACGTAACGCACTTCTTGCATCTGCTCTTGCGTCTGCTACTCAGGCCAACCATAAGCTGCGTAAACAAATTCGTGAACAATATCCTGATGACCCTAATGCGCAATTTATTGGTCAACGTGAAGAAGTCCTAGCAGGGCCTGAAGAAGAAGGTAAGAAGAAACCTAAGACCGTTTCTGTAATCAAACCTAATGAAGTACAATGGATGGAATATACATATTTCAACAAGTCCGCCGAATTCGTTAAAGATGACTTGAACTACAACCAAATGTATATTACATCTATTTCTAATGCTTTGTATCAAAAACTACAACGTGTAGGACACATCACTCTTACCGGTTTGTATGACGCTCTTAAAATCCCATTGGAAAAACACGAACGCCGTGCAGGTACTGAACTTGGTTGGACAGATAATGACTACTTCGACCTTGATGTACATGTAGTTATGGTCAAAGACGAAAACGGATATCCATATCCTGTCCCTGTAATTGAATTCCCGCCAGTACGTGACATCACATCATCTGTTGATTTCGCGTCTGATATTTCTGATTACTTGATTTAATCGAACTATATTTGGAGGTATACTCATGAACAAAATCGCAAAAGCTGGTCTTTACACATTCCTAACAGTCAACGCAACTTATACTGTCTATAAATTGTATAAGAACTTTAAAGACTACAAAAACAAAGAAGGTATCTACGCTCCTGAAGAAGTTGTAGAAACTGTCGCTGACGAAACAACAGGTCAAATCGAAACTGTTGAAGAAGTTGTTGAACCTGAAGTCAAGAAAATTGACAAGAAAAAGGTTAAAACTTATATTGGTTTTGGTCTTCTTGCTGCTGCTGTAATTGGTGGATATTGCTATGGATATCGTACCGCTTGGCTTAAACGTAGCGCCTATGCTAATGAAGCTGAAGAACTCCTTTTCGCTAATAACGATTTACTCAAGGAACATATCGAACTCCTTGAAGAAGAAGGTCTTCAACGTGAAATCAAACTTGGTGTAGAGCGTGAAACAATCGTATCTAATGCGATTAACATGCTCCTTCCTGACAAGTTAGAAACTCGCTGGGTATCTTTCAGCAAAGACGGTGATGTTCATTCTAACTTCACACCTAATCATGATTTTGATGGTGAAGAAGTAACTAAAGAAGTGAACGATATCTGGGAGAAACTCTACGAGAAAGTTGTAGTAGCTCCTCTTGACCCTGAAGCAGACAAAGCTCTAGCTGCTTAGTCATATTTGGATGTAGAGAGTAAAGGACTAGGCCGGTATGCGTACCGGTCTTCCACTATATCCAGGGAGGATATTACAATGGAAATGAAAATCAAACAATTAGATTCAACAGCAGGATTAACTCTTGTTTATGAAAATGATGACGATGTACTTTTGGAAGTATTTGATGAAGAAACCAATGAAGCTATGTGCATTAGTTTGCCTGTTGAAGACCTTGCTCTGATTGCTGAATGTATCAATCATATTCTTAAAAAGGATGCAAAGAAATGAAAAAAGAAACACTTATAACCGCTGGTCTTGTTACAAGTGCGGTTGCTGGGTTGTCTTATTTCGTTTACAAATTTGTAAAGGAAACTAAAAAACAACTCAAAGAAATGGAGGAAGCCAATAAAGCTCAGACTCAAGAGTTGATGGAAACGATTGCTTTACGTGACCAACAACTTGCCTTGGCTGAAGAACATATTGACGCCCTTATTTTCGGCACTCCTGAACCGCCACAAGACGAAAATGAAGAACTAGAAGAAATGCGTCGACGTCGTGTTATTTTAACTACGACCGAAGATGATATGGCTCCTAGTGAAGAAGATGATTACCATGCTGGTGCACAACAAACTGAAGAAGAAGTTGTACATCATAACGTATGGGAAGAAAACGAATATTTCAACGTAGGTGAAGAAAACATTCCTTATCATGTCGTTGAAGCTGCTAAAAATTTAAAAGAAAATGAGGGACAAAGTATGCGACATGATACTGACCCTGGGAGCGTTGAAGCTTGGAATCAATACAAAGCGGTTCTAATCTCCCAGTTGTACGATAACTCGCCAGAATTATGCCGTTATGTATCAGAACGATACAACCTAGGTGTATTATTTACAAAAGAGAATATCCACGGAATGATGGATGTATTCTCTGAATTGTTAGAGGTTAACGATACCAATATTGTTCAACCTTATAATGAGCATGACGCTAATATCTGGGAAGATGTCCGTGAGCGCCGACGTGATTTCTTCGGCCCTGAAACATATTACTCAGAAACATTCCCCGTAACCTTTGGTGAAATTTTATTTGAATTCAGTCAGAAGTTTGAAGAAGATACTACAGAAGGTTGTGCATTGGCAATGGTGGGTTATATGCTCTATAACTCCGGTCTCCTTGACTGCGAAACTATCGAACAGAAACTCCTTATCATCGGTAAGATCCTTGAGCACCGCAATGTTCAGAATGTACCAAATAGCCCAATGAAGAAACTTAGTATGTTTGGACGAGTTGTGGATCATCTTGAACCAAACGATACAGGTTTCGATGTGCGCTTATTTATTGAGTACAACGAATTTATTGGACGGGTATCAGACTTTGAAGAATATTTCAAAGAAATGAACGGAATTGATGATGAGGAGTAATTATGCATGAAGAGTTATTACTAGTTAAATATTCTTTTGACGGTAAGACCTTTATTGCTGACTTTATTCCTACTAATGATTATGCGGCGTTTAAACAATCCTTTATGGATAATACTGTATTCTATATTAAGAAACAACATCCAAAAGGCGAGTCGCCGTTTATCGACGATTGCTGTAACGAGAAATATATCGATATGAGCAGAGTTGTCGCGATAGGATTTTAGAGGAGTGAGATATGACAGATAGAAAACCAGATTTCTTTAATATTACAGTTGAAGAATTAACTGGGCCTAATCGGAAAGCCGATGCTGTCGTTTCTGCAGACTTTACCTATTTAGATGACCGAGGTGCGGATGTACAAGATATTGTTGTAAAAGGTGGGGCGTTCTACGCAATGTGGGACGGTGAGAAATGGTCGATGGAAAAGAACGATGTTGTTCGTGCTGTTGACTATTATATTAGACAGAAATACATGGAGCTTAAAGCCCAGGGTTATGAACGCGTATCTCTTAAGTTTATGCAAAACGCAGGCTCTGGACTTATGCGTAACTTCGGTAAGTATTGTGAAGATGCACCGGAGTCATTGCAAGTATTCAACTCTAAAATCTTATTTAGCAATTACAAAGTTGCTAGGGAAGACTATTCAACATTCCAACTACCTTACACACCGACACCTCAACCTACACCCGCATTTGATGAGATGACATCTGTATTATATGCCCCAGACCAATTAGACAAAATTCTATGGTGTTTGGGCGCCTTATTTACAGGTGAGATTATCAACATCGATAAGTTTTTATTTCTATACGGCCCTGCAGGAACCGGTAAAGGTACCATTATCAGAATTATTGAGATGTTACTAGGGCAGTATATTGGAGGTATTGATCTAAAACAACTAACTAGTGGTTCGGAGTATGCGACAGGAACTCTACAAGAGCTGCCGTTATTGATTGACTCGGATACTGATTTGAGTCGTATTAAGAATGATACTCCACTGTTGAAAGTAACATCACACGAAGAAGTGTTTGTGCGTAAACTTTATCAACGCCCATATCCTGTAACCTTTAAAGGTCTTATTATCACTGCGTCAAACCAACGTGCACAATTCCGTGACTCAGACTCAGGGATTGTACGGCGGTTACTAAAGGCTGTTCCTACTGGGCATCTAATTGCAGGCCCTCGATATAAGGAACTCATGAACGGTATTCAATACGAGTTAGCTGGTATTGCACAAAAGGCGATAGATACATTCTCTCGTCTAGGTGCTTTCTTCTATGCTAACGATGTGGATATTGAGATGCTTGAGTATGGCGACTCCATATTTGAGTTTGTTCGTGAAAACGTCCTACTGATGCAGAATAACCCAACCCTCTCTGAAGTTGAGCTCCTTTATAAAGGTATGCTTGAAGAAAGAGGATGGGAGACAAATGGTTATAAGAACAGGCTGCGATTAGGTTTACAGCGCTTCTTTGAGACGTATACTAAAGATACTAAGGACGAAGACGGTAATCGTAAACGTCACTGGTATCGTGGATTTAAATACGAGGAAGCCTTCCCTGAGACTAAAAAGAAACAGGCTGGAGGTGAATCGAAACCTAAGATTGACTTAACTATGGGTCGAGTAACATCTAGGTTTGACATGGAGGGACGCGACTGGCCTGCACAATACACCAATGATGCAGGTAGGCCATTGAAGAAATGGAATAACGTCACGACTACTCTTAAAGACATCGACCCAACTAAACTACATTTTGTCCGTGTTCCAACTGAACATATTGTTATTGACTTCGATTGTAAGAACGAGGCAGGTGAAAAAGACCTTGCTAAGAACTTAGAACTGGCTGCTCAATATCCTCCTACATACACTGAGGTTTCTAAATCAGGTGGCGGTGTCCACTTGCATTATTGGTATGATGGTGACCCAACTCGCTTGGCTAATCGCATATCTGATGATGTTGAAATAAAGGTATGTAATGGTGAGGCATCGTTACGACGGAAGCTTATTTCTGCAAACGATCTCCCTGTAGCGCATATTTCAAGTGGGCTACCTTTGAAGGAGGATAAGAAAACTATGTATAAGGACGTGGAACATATTATTTGGACAGAGCAGAAACTCAAGAACTTTATTGAGGCTTGTATGCGTAAAGAACACCATGGTGCGACGGCTCCAGAGGTTAGTTTTATTAAAGACAAGCTTGACGAAGCATATGAGTCAGGTGTAACGTATGACCTACGACATATGCAGAATGACGTTCTTAAATTCGCACTCAGCTCAACCAACCAGGCTGCGCAATGTATGAAGATGGTTGCTCAGATGAAGTTTGCGAATATTCCCGAAGACGAGACTGAATCAGTTTCAGAGTCTCTTATTCTACCAGATGAGGAAATCACATTCTTCGACTCGGAGGTCTTCTCTAACCTATATATGATTGGTTGGAAGAAGTATGGTCTTGAGGTACCAGAAGCTGTCTACCGAGGGTTGGAAGACTGTATGAGCCTCAGTGATATTGAACGTATCCTTGTTAACGAATGGTGGAGTCAGAACAAAGACAAGATTGGTATTGAAATCAATCCTACACCACAACGTACACGAGAGTTATTTGATAATCACAACATGATGGGCTTCAACAATCTTGGATATGATAACCATATTGCTTATGGTCGTATGCAGGGTGATGATGAGATGGCCTGCTATAAACGTTCGCAAGGTATCATCGAGAGAGGTGATAAGCGAGCTAAGATCTGGGCTGCGAATGAAATCTCTTATGGAGATATTTACGAGTTCCTAGATACTAAGATGTCATTGAAGAAATGGCAAATTAAGCTAGGTCTCCGCCATGACGAGTTCGAATATGATTGGACTAAACCTCTACCTGAGCATGCATGGGGTCGTTGTGCAGCATATATGCTTAATGACGTAACCTCAGAGGAAGAGTTATTCAAATCCAAGGACGGTCAAGACGCTTGGGCTGCTCGTAAAATCCTTGCTGAAATTAACGGGCTATCACCTAATGTTAAGACTCAGACACAAGCTGAGAAATTCTTATTTGGTGATGACCCAAATCCACAAGAGAAATTCAACTGGTATGACCTTGCTGAGGAATTCCCAGGATACACCTATGATAAATTCAAGAAGAAATCTGAATATATGGGTGAAGATCCATCTGAAGGTGGTTATGTACATGCCGAGCCTGGTATCTATGAAGACGTTGTTGTATTGGATATTGCGTCCATGCACCCACATAGCTTAATTGCTATGAACTACTTTGGTCCATATACTCCTAAGTTTGCGGCCTTGGTTAAATGTCGTATGGCTATCAAGCACGGTAATATCGAGGAAGCATCCCATGCCTTTGACGAAGTAGACCCTGAACTATCAGACAAGCTTCGTCCATATTTGGAAGGGGGGTCTGTTAAAGGTCTTGCTCATGCGCTTAAGATTGTTATCAATATTGTGTATGGTATGACATCTGCGCCTTGGCCTAATAAATTCAAAGACCCTCGTAATATTGATAACTGCATCGCAAAACGTGGTGCCTTATTTATGATTAAGGCTCAAAAGTCTGTTGAGGAGATGGGGTATCAAGCTGCTCATATTAAGACCGACTCTATTAAGATTCCACATGGTGACCAAAAAGTTATCGACTTCTTAATGGATTTGGCTAATCAATACGGCTACACCTTCGAACACGAACACACATATTCTCGTATGGCCTTGCTCAACCGTGCTACCGTTATTGCTGAAATCGGTTGGCCGGAAGATGAGAAAGGTAAATGGGAAGCTATTGGTGCGCAGTTCGGTAAGAAGGCAAACCCGTATGTCTACAAGACGCTTCTGAGTCAGGAAGAGGTTAACGAACAAGACTTCTTCACAACTAAGGAAGTTAAGACCGCTATCTATCTTGACGACCAGTATATTGGTAAGAACGCACAAATCTACGCTTCTGTAACAGGCCGTGAAATCTCTCGTACTCAACCAAGTAATGTTGCACAAATGATTCAATCGCGATGGATCAAACCGAAATATTTACTTCAACGTGAGTCACAAGGATTGACGCCTGCTCAATTAGAAGAAGCTAAGAAACGTAAGATTGCTGCTGAACTTGGTCTTGAATATCATGATGTCAATTATATTATTTCAAACGGCTTCCCTGATACCATTGTCGACAAACGTGTGTCTGTAACAGGAACCACGGGGTATAAATGGGAGCTTGCAAGTAACTATAAAGGCTTCGACGATATTGACATGACTTATTACCACCAACTTGTACACGACGCTGTAGAAGACGTATTTGCAGTTGGAGACGGTAATATTATCTTTAAAGGTACTAAGTATGAAAGGAACTAAGTATGTTTAAGAGACTTAAAAACTTTATCTCTAAAAAGCAGGCAAAGCATGAGCCTGTCATATTTGGTTTCATTGCTACACTAAGAGGAGAAGATGATCTGGGTGACCGAGTGCCTACTCAGATCTTCGTTATCCCTGGTGAAGAGGAAACTAAAATGTATGACGCGGTTAAATCTGATGAGTATAGTACTCTGACCTTATTGGATAATAACCGTATTCAATTCAAGCCTCCTTACAAGTCTACACTGTTGATGACACCATTTTTCTCAGTTGATGAGATTAATGAGGCGCTACGTACAATGCGAGATCAGGGAGCTAGGAATGTTATCGGATGGAATATTCCACTTGATTAGGAGGAGCTATGCTATATATAATTGACTCTAATTCAAGTAAAACGCCCTATCAAGTATTCCGTGTAATTAAGGTATTGGAACGATATGGCGTGCAATACAAGATGTTATCAACCTATAAGCGGTGTGGTAATTGGGCTGATCTGTATGTTACATCTATAGACCCTAAAATAATTAAAGGTATAATGGAAGCCCATAACTATGACCTTAAGAAACTAGCTAAGGCGCCTGGTTCTCAGACAGTAAGTAAAATCGCTAAGCGCCACCCGCAAGCGGTTAAGGAATACCGCTCTGTTGCATTTATGGATAAGAGACTCAGTGAAATTGTGGACTGGTTCTCAAAACATCCGTATATGTTAAAAGCAGGTATTATCTATGACGACCGTACCGGGGTATGCCTACCTAACTTACGTAATGATGATTTCCGAACATTCTTACCTAAGAGTAAGAAGAAGAGTATTCGGCAGGCCGCTCTATGCCTAGCCTTTGATGAACTAGGTATCACTGAAGATGAAGTTGTTAAACCTCGTCCGAAAGCCGTCAGTTTTGGCATACATCGTAAAGGTGAGTCTAAGTGGGATTAAATTTTTTACATCCTACTATATAGAAAGAAAAAGGAGGATTCAGAAATGAATACAAATAAACTGTTGAATAGTGTAGCTGCAGGAGCTATCGCACTCTACTTGGTTGTTGTTGCAACCGAAACGTACGAGGGATCTATCCTGCAAGATAAGATTCATAGTGGAACTGAAAAGCTGAAGAAAGCTTTTTCTAGCAAAGACTAGAGTTGAGTATTTTACTCAGCTCTTTCTTTTTTTATTTCTTTTGTGTGAAGGAGGTTTTATATGAACCATAAAAAAGAGATAGAAACACATACTGCGTATAATTCAAATCGTAAACAAAAAGGAGAAAATAAAATGAAAAACATCGCATTCAAACTTGCAACTATGGGTATCGCTCTTTTCAGCTCACTCTTTATCAGTGAAGTAGTACTGGCTGATGTAACTAAAGCAGAAGGATCTACAGAACTTGTAGCGACTGATCCAGAAGTTACTGTAACTAAATCAGATGACACTATTTGGTCTGAAGTGAATGTCAATATTAAAACCGATATTCCTGACGAAGTTCAAATCAACCAAGGCGACACTATGACCTTTAATATTCCTAATGAACTTTCATTTGAAACTAATTACAATTTCCCTGTATACAATGGTACAGGCGAAACTGAAGTAGGTAATGCTGAAGTTAAAGCTGCTGAAAACACCGTAACTACTACTTTCAATAACTACTTCGCCGAACACCCACTTGACAAATCTATCTCGCTTAACCTCAACACACGGATCAACCGTGAAGTTGTACAACCAGATACCAAGCATGAAATTTCATTCAACGGTACTGTTGTCGAATTGAACGCTGGTTCTAAAGGTGTAGAGCCTACTGATGAAGCACTATATAAATACGGCTGGCAAGATAAAGATGACCCATCTGTTGTTAACTGGACTGCCCGTATTAACTATAAGAAATCTTACATGGAAAACGTCAACATCTCAGATACATGGTCTGATGATCAAGAATACGTTGAAAATAGCTTGAAGTTCTACTATGTTAAGAGCGTTGATCCATTTGTATATGACGCTCCTGCTGCTGATGCACTGGCAAATGCTAAAGTACGTCCAAACGGTTTTGACACAACTCTTGCTAAGATTGATAAGAAGACCTTATTTGTTGAGTACAAAACTAAACTCAAACAAATGGAGTATAACCCTACTAACAAAATCAATGTTAGCTGGGATGGTGGAGGAACAGGTTTTGATGCTGAAACCAAACTTGTAGGAGGAAGCGGTCATGCTGATGGTAAAACTCGCCCTAAATTTGAAGTTCCTAATGAAGCGCCTGTTTATGATAAACCAGAATGGAAAGGTGGAGTAGTTCCTAATGAGGCACCTGTTCATGAAAAACCAGAGTTCCAAGGTGGTATTCCTGGTATTCCTGAAGAGCGTGAAAAACCTGAGTGGTCTGGTGGTGTAGTTCCTAATGAAGCGCCTGTTTACGACAAGCCTGAATTGGATATTAATGATATTCCTAAAGACCCCGAATCGCCTAAACCTCAACAACCTAAGTTTGAAGAACCAAAAACTCCAGCTCCACAAGAACCTAAACCTGAAAAACCGGTATCTCCTAAACAATCACAACCTAAATCTGAAGAACCTGTTCGATTTGTGACGTCTTCTGTTAAAACTCTTCCTGCGACTGGCTACAACGCTCAGCATATTTACATGTTAATTGGTTTAGTAGCTGCTCTCACTGGACTTGGTCTTATGTATAAGAAAGAGGGTAAATAATGAAACGCGGTAAAAACAACAAAGCACATCTTGGAGCTAATCTGCTTCGTAAAATCAATAACGCTGAGACAGTTGTCATAGCTAGTCTTGGCGAACCTGTACGAGCATCTGGTAAGACCATGCATGTTGCGAACAACCTCTTCGTATTAAAAACTATGAAGAAGTATATCTACGTAACAAAGGTTAAGCGATTGGATCCAAAAATCATTAAGGCGATGGATGGTATTCTAAAACTCATCATGAGTGAATATTCATACGGTGCGAACGTATACCATGAAGAACCTACAGTTGAGAATGCGCTTATTCCAGAAGAACACAAGGAGAAGTTAAATGAAGCAAGTAAAACTAAAACTAACACCACAGAATATGCATGATGCGCATAAGGAGCTGCAAGAAATCTTTGTTAAGAAGAACACCGACTACGGTAACTCCTTCGAAGAGTCACTCAACAAACATGGTCTAATCGCTGCCATTGTTCGTATGGAAGATAAGATGTCTCGTTTGCAGACTCTATCTAGACAAGACGCCCTGGTGAAAGACGAGTCTATTATCGACACACTCAAAGACCTTTCTAACTACGCCCTTATGTCTGCAGTATGGTTGGAACAGGGCGAGGAAGTGACGACTCCTGTTGATTACCAACTTGTCGTTAATGAGTTACGAGAAAACAGTAGTCCGGAATTTATCGAACTTGTAAATACGCTTGAGCGACTTATTAGAATGGGTGATGTGTCATGGTTAGTTGCAGTCAACGTATCTGCTTTCCAAGATAATACTATGGATATTATCGTTACTGATAAAGACGCTGCTTATGATTACATCAAATACTTCTTTAAAGATAAAGAGAAAACATTTATCTTTGAGCGTATTGATAGAAGCTCTGGACGCATAGCTAAAGCCGTCCGTGTAACCGTTATTGACAAGGCTGAGCGTATGCCTTACAAACCCCAGTTCGACCTTCTAGGACACAAAAAAGGTCATCACACTGCCACATTCGGTGTAGACGATACTGGTCGACCAATCGTGGTGAAGAACCATGGACATGACGAACCTCAACCCGAATAATGGACTGGATATTCTACGGGCAATGAATCCTTCTAAAAAAAGAGGGCGTCCTAAGAAGTTTATAGACGATGAGGAAATCCTTATTTATAAACAAGCAGGTTGGTCTAACCGGACAATCGCTACTAGCCTGGGTGTCTCTAAGGATACCGTTAACCGTAGAGTTCATAAGCTGGTTAAGGAAGGCGTCATTAACCCTGATAGCTACGATTATAATTTCAATAATCCTAGTGCTGCAGAACAACCTCGACGTAAAAACAAAGAGCGTTGGGAAATGTGGCACGGGCCGGGAGTCTAATTTTTACATATCTCTCTATAGAAAGAGAGGTAATCAATTATGACTACATTTAATTATCAAGGTATGGAATACGACGAAAACTACATTAAGAAGCACATGTCAAGGGAGGATACATTCCTCCTCTTTTTTTTTCTAAGGAGAAGATGATGGAACTATTTGTAACTGACGATGAACTTAGTCTTGGTCAAAACTGTCTTAAAGCCATGCCCGGTCGTCCAAACGCTATATCTATTGTGGATTATAGCATTAACGTTGCTAAGGGTATGGTGCAGACTATGTGTTATATGCAGGGTAAGCTTGTACCAGACGACTTACCTCCTTTAATTGGCTTTATCGATAACCTATGCTACTCTATTCTAGGAACAGATAACTATTATATCTACGCTGCGCACCCTACGATTGAAAATACTACTCTTACTTGTCACAAAGGTTCTACCTTATTAGGTCAGTCTATGCGTCCTAGTGGAGCTATCATGCAGGTATATCGTGAGAAGAATGGTCTTTGCTGGTATATCTCAGACAAACCGTTCGAGTCTCATACTTTGAAACCATTCTCTATCTACAACCGAGGCAGTGGATACTTTGAATACTACGGGCCTAGTTCACCGATTGGCTCAGATTATTATATTGATGAGTTCAAGGAGTGGTGATATGGGTGTTTTATATAAAGAATTGAAAGACCGCTACGATGCTATGGTTTATATTCATAACGAAGATGGAACTATTCGTGGTATGTCGCTTTGGTTCAATGATATTACAGACCCGGCTGCCTTTAAACAGAAATTCCAGGACTATCGTTTTTGGAGAGCTAAGATAGCAGGGTTCTGGTATAAGCTAAAGTATGAGGATTTCAAGCGTGGGATAGATGGTGTGGCAGGTGTCTGCTTTGAATTAGTATGGGAGTAAAATATTTACATACTACTATATAGAAAGATAAAAAGGAGGATCATAAAATGATTCATGAAGGAAAAGAATATCAATCTGGAGGATGGTTTTCTGGGCTACCAGGAGACGATACTAAATACATTTTGCTGTTTGATGAAAATAGCGATTGTTTTATTTCCCCTATGGAAATGGAAGATGCGGTTTATGCCTGGGAAGAAACCAAGGCGCAAAATGCAGAAGAAATTAAAAAGGGTGCGAATAAAGCTGTAATCGTAGTTGGACTCGCTACAGCTGGGTATCTTGCGTATCGTACCGGTGCTTTAGGTAAAGCTACTAACTGGTTGAAATCTAAATTCAAGAAGCAAGAAGATGATGTTGTAATTATCGATCAAAAATAGGAGTTTGGGTATTTTTACCCAGCTCTTATTTTTTTTTTAAGGAGGTATATAAATGGGAGCAGATTGTATTGAAATTCCGGTAGGGCGTGTAGAAGTACGTTCTAAATCTACAAACCAACTATTTGTCAGTCTTATGCCTGAATGCGTTGGGCCTTATATTGAAGAAACTATGTATGCTGATGACAAGCCTTATATTACAACAAATTGTGTTACTATCTTATTTAAGAAACGTCAGGTCGGCGGGAATCTTACGAACTTAGATGATTGGAGTCCTATTACTGATTTAATCAAAAGAGGCGACGCGGTATTTCGTTTAATAACACCAACTACTTTTGAGAATATTGATCTGGAAGCCAATCAGATGCTGTATAATAAATTCATTGAGATGTTTGAATTTCGTGGATCTATTGTGAAAAAGGAGGTAGTCTAATATGGTAACACAAGTACGTAATTCTGAAGGACGGGTATTTAAACAGGCTTATGGTTCTCGTGAACATGCTCGCCTACTATGGAAGTCTATTGAAGTCCATATGTTCAAACGAGGCGCTATCTTTGCTGATGATAGTTTCGCCGACTTTGACCGGTCTACACGTAAAGACCATATTGAAGCACATAAGTACTACGAGATCAAAGCTCGTGAAGAAATCAATCGTATTCGTAAACGTAATGGATTACCAACAATCCCTCTGCGTTCTACTGATTGGTATCACGAAGACCTCGTATTAGACGGATTGGAGGATGAGAAATATGCACAAGTTATCTAATACTATTTATGCATTCTTTATTAGTGTTGTGACCGGTGCTATATTTGCACCTATCATTATTGGACTGCTTATTTTAGCAGATAATTATAGGTCAGTATACTACTTTGCATCAATACTCGCCGGACTTATAACCTATGCCTATATTAGAATCTTGGCTAATGTCCTGTTTGAAGTATTCAAGAACGATAATGAAGATGATAAGGATAAACCTGTTATCGTGTATCACCACAATGCTTCCGGTACTAACCAATCTTGTCCATGGTCACCTTGGGATAAAGATAAGGTATGGCATAGGATAAAAGAATGCGGCGACCCTTATATTGAAAACTTAAATTATCGTTTTGTAAAAGTCTTAGAGCGGACAGGTATTGACCAAGTCCATGCTGACGACCGTCACAAGCTAGCGCTTATGTTCTCCTACCTTAATTCTGTAGTTGGCGAGAAACATGGTATGACTGATATTGACTTCTTCAAGGCCTGGACACTTGGTAATATCGCTATCCTTATTACAGTCAACCCTAAAGGCGACCCACAGCAATACGCTTATAATTACGACTATGAAACTTTCGTTAGTTCCAAAGATACTGACGATACCCGCTTTGTTATAGTCGTAGATGAGGACGGTAGCTTGTCTTATACTGCTGGACTCAAAGAAGAACTAATTAATATGTATGATTTACGGAGGAACCTAAATTGGTAGAGACTAAATTACCACCTATTAACAAACCTAAGATTACAAAAGTTAGTCAGAGTATCAAAGATATTCTAGCGCCTGCTTTCGATGTCTTAATGATGGATCCAGCTAACGAACAGGAGTATATCGCTGACGTTCAAAAGATCCTAACTTCTATTGTTGCTGGAGCTTATTATCGTTTTGATGCTAAAGACCTCTGGGACTTATTCGAAATGGACTGTGTATTCATTGGAACTCGCATGTCTTGGCGTACTCAGATGCCAAAGAACATCGTTACCCTTAAGCGTGTCGTTGAAGCGAATGAAGACAACCCCATTATCGACGTCTTTATCCATGATGACGATGAAGGTTTTAAATTCGATGTGCGCGTGATTAAGCCTATCAAAAACCAAGGACAGAATAAATGGTATTAGGAGGTTCTTAAATGAGACAGCCAAGTAATGTTAAAAGAGAAGATAGACATGCCGTGTTTATCGTGACAATGTTAATGCTATCCGTATTCTTTTTACCTATGATTTATATCATGTGGTATCTTATTGTATCCGCACCTAGCTTTATCCCAATTATTAAAGGTGGGATTATGGTGTTTATTGCCGCTATCTATATTACAACTGCTGTTAAGATATGGATTGCTTGTTACAAAGGCTATGTTATTGTAGATGATGACACTGACAGGGGGTATAAATAAATGACAGATAAAACTTCTTTTGATAAGTTTATTAAAAGCAAGACTATTATGATTGAAACTGCTACCTTACGTAAAGAACTGACAAGACGCGTCCTCAGTGAATTAAGTCAACGTAATGTCAAATGGGCAACTAAGTTTGCGAATGCTGTACTTGGGAATAAGGCTATTCCTTATACCGAAAAAGAAGTACAAGACTGTGATGCAATCTGTGACTTATTCACAAAGACATACGTGAGTAATATGGGTATTTTCGACAGTCCGATTAAACCGTATGATCTATGGAAAGTCGGTGAGTTGTTCTTTGTTCGTAAAGATAATGAGGATGATATGCAGAAAATTTCAGACATTGTTCTTAGCAATAGAACAACTCCGTCACACATGTATATTGTTACTGTATCTGAAAGCACGCTTGTTGCAACGAAAGTTAATACTCTTGCTTTTATCAGAAACCGAACTGAGCTCGTCAAACCTATTCCAACGATTGTGAATAAAAAGGAAGAAGAACCGACTACTGCTAAACAAGTTGAGGACTTTGTATTTGGAAACGATGAAGTAAAACCTAATAAGGTCTTAACTCTTTCTACTTTACAAAATCATATGTGTGCTATGCTAGATAACGTTCAACCTGATACATTGGAAGAAGTTATTATTGGTAGTAGAATTGCACGGGTTATCTTTTGTAATATGTATCCTGTAAAATACGAGCTCTTTACTCGATATACAACGACTTTCTTATCCATGAAGCCTGAAGATTTCTCAGATGATATGAACAAGTTAGCAACCCAACTTACTATCATCTTCTCTTTCATTGATATTAATCTTAATGCCCAGTTACTAGCCTATGCTATTTATCATCACCATGATAACGCTGAGCTTGATATCAATAATGTTGTGTATAATATTATTGAAGTGGCTGATATGTTGAGAAAGGATGGGTCAATCTAATGAAGCTGCTCTGTACACATAGCTATTACGCTAGACACCACAAGGAGCTCGCAGAGTTTGTTAAGAACCCTGAACGAGATATTGTATTGATTAGCGATACTGCTGTTTCAAAACCACCTAGCTTTGACTATTTTGTAATTGACAACGATACAGGAAATCAAATTGGTAATTTTCATGCCAACCTAAATACATATTTCATAGAGAATAATCATCAGCTTGCTACTGAGATTCAAGATTCTGTAAACCTTAGCGTCCGTCAAACGTTTCTTAACATCCCACAGTTCTTATTTAAACAATCCGAGGAGGATTAATAATATGTCTATTGATAAAAACACTCTAAACCGTATCCGTATTGCTATCCAACACGCATTCTGCTCTACCATTCATGATGATGTAAACCATAAGTCTATGGCAGAAGCTTGTGTGGATCTGGGTATTATTGAAAAGGTAGAAAACTTTGATACTGAAACATTCGACCATGCCCCAATCTTATTTGAAAAGCTCTGGGAGAAAATCGGTGATAGCCACTACAAATCACCTCTTGAATTATTCGAGGCATGGGGTAAAGATGAAGTTGCTATTTACCGTCTTGGTGATGAACTTGAAGATTTCCCCGAGTCTGCGCTCGCATGGGAAGCAATTTTTAATGCTCTCTCTGATGACGAGCCAACTAGTAACTTTCTATTTGTTGGTGAGGACTTTGCTAAACTATACATTGACCGTACAGTTGCTGAACTCAACGACATGCAGCGTGAAGCCTTTGAACTTATGCGGGACTATATCATTCGTAAAGAAGCTGGACATCTTGGTCTGAAAAAGGCAGCTCGACTCTTTGGACGAAAGAAAGAAGAGAATGAAGATGAAGAATTTGCCACTAAGAAAGGTCGAAAGTTCATTAAATTGTACGACCCTGAGACAGGCGAATACTTAGGCCCTCTAGCTAAACCTATGATTCATGAAGAAGCTCATGGTAGGAAACCAGAAAGTCCTTTTGAATTCAGAATGGACAAAGAAGCTTTTGATAAGCTTAAATATGAGCATGATACAGATGGTGACTATGTTAAGGTAACTGAGCCTTCGGTATTTGACCCTATTGAAGGTACACTGGAAATTAAAGTGGACAAAGAAGACGCCCACGTAATTGCTAAGATGTTTGGTAGTATATCTGATGAAGAAGTTAAACGGTTATCTGACGCTTCCAAGAATGCTGCTGAGATTTTCTGTCATGCTACTGACGGTACATATACAGAATTCAACAAATACGCTGCTGAGTTTGGTGGATATCCTGGTACTAAACCTATATTTAGTCTACCGCATATTGTAAAATGTGCTATGCGAAATCTTATTCATATTACTAAATTATCGGGCATTAGTGTAAACGAACCATTGCTCGTATATGCTGTATATAAGAAGATGTATGAAAATAATAAACTCCCATACTCATATGGTGATATTGTATATGATATCATAGACTCTATGGTAACTCTGAAGGAAGAAGGTATGATCCAATGAGAATTGTAGGAAGAAATAATCTTGTTAAAAGTATCCGTGCTATTGAACTTATGATGAAAGATGATGACCGTTTTAATCTCCAGGCCTTTACTTGGCTAAAACCTATTGCTAAACTGCTTGGGTTCAATTTCCAAAATGACGGGGAGTTCTGGAAGTCTATCCCTTATATCTTCACCGACCTATATCGCGCTATCCCTCTACGATATCGTATTGAGTCTCCTGCTGCCTTGTTCAAACTCTGGGTAGAAGACCAAGTCCTAGTTATCAAGTATGATGACTATCAAGAGTACTTTGCTAACGAAGATAAGTTAAAAGAATGGGAGTCTCGATACATCAAGCGATATGATGCACGTGTCTTTACTCCACAATTTATTTTCGTAGTGACTGCTGAAAAGGTTAAAGCCTTTAGTATGGACGATTATGATGGAGCAGAAATTGACGGATGGTGGTACAAGAAAGCTATCGAGCGATTTGAAGCCTACCTTAATTTCTCTAATCATGTTTTCCAAAAAGGTGCGGATCTACAGTTCAATAAAATTATGGATTATTATGCTTGTCATCGAACCGACCCTTCTTTTAAAGTATTCGCAGAGAAGGTATTCGAATACATGGAATCTCATAATAAGGAATTCCTACCGAAGCATGCCAACCTAGGTCGTAAGTTTGCTGAGTTATTTAATTTAGCATATGCTGCTTATCATGCTGTAGGAGACCGACATGTCTCATCATCATACGATCTCTTATTATTATGGGATCGTTACCAAGTCATCTTCGCATTCGCTGACGAAAATGGTCATATCAGTGAAAGTGAGTACAAGCGCATTATAGATATAAAATGGGATTATGATGAGATGGTCTTCTTCATTTGTAAAGATGGTAGTGTGCGATATCAGAAGACTCGTGCTGGCTTGAAGGGGATGGTTCAAAAAGGACTACCGCCTGAACTTGATAAGAAGTTCAATATCATTGACTCTAATCTTGCTCCTGATGCTGACGCAACTACAGAGCTAATTAACGCTAAAATAAACAGTAAGGTCTTACTTATGGATCTACTTGATATGAAGTATGACCGTAATTTCTTAGAGTACCTAGAAAATCTTAAACGAAGAAAACCTAACACCTCGTATTTCAGAGCTCAGCAACTTAACGCCTTAATTGAGTTGACTGTTAATACTGGGGATATGGTTGGTATCAAGTTTGATTGTGAACGCCTACACTATGTCTACCTCGACTTACTTGAAAGAAATGTACCGTTATACGCAAGCAATATTGTTCTCAAGATTAACAACCTATTCAAGGCCGGTTCTTTCAGAATAGGCTAGTATTTTTACTATAATACATATGTAACTTATTACAAAGCTCTTAATAGAGGAGAGAGATGGAGAGTTTTGTACTTATATATTATAGGTAATAAAATTCTACAAATCTCCTCGAAAGTTTTTAAATTATTTTGCTATAAAAGGAGGATACAAAAATGGCAAATGAGCAAGATATTACTTTAGAAAACGTTTGGATCATGTTCCCTAACTTTGGTGGACGTGTTACAGATCATAACAAGCTTGGCTCTCGTGAGTTTAGTGTTAAACTTGATCCTGCAGTGGGAGCTGAACTACAAGCACAAGGGTTGAATGTGAAATTCCCGGCTGAAGATCAACCTAACGGTAAAGTCTTCTTGCCTGTAACTCTATCTAACGGCCCAACTGTTCAACCATGGATTAAAGTCGTTCTCGTAAATGATGGTGTTGGTACTATCTTAGACGTTACTGACCCTGAACAACTTGCTATGTTGGATACTATCGCCCCTGGAGCTCGTGCTAACCTTATTCTTAGTCCATACCATTGGACAGTTGGTATTAACTCAGGTATCAAAGCTTACGTTAAGAAGCTATATATCTACTTAGATGATATCGATCCTGAACTTGCTCCGCAGCTTGCATCATTTGAGCGCGATATTCGTTATCTATAATGTCAATCCCGAACACCTTGGGTATAATCTCACTTAAACCTAAGCAACGGGAAGCATGTGAAAAACTAAAGACAGGCTCTATATTAATGGGAGGTGTTGGCTCAGGTAAGACATATACGTCTATATTCTGGGCCGCCTCCCAACACGGGCCTGATTTTTTTACGGAAGAACGCCCACTCATTGTCATAACTACTGCGATGAAACGGGACTTAATTGAAAAAGGTGCTACCAAACCTGACTGGCAACAATCCCTGGAGAACTGCGGTATATATAATTATATAGTAGACTCTTGGCAGAATGTTCACAAGTACACTGAAATAAAAGACAGCGTATTTATTTTTGATGAACAACGAGTTGTCGGTTATGGTAAATGGGGGAAGTCCTTTATCAAGATATGCTGGAACAATAACGATTGGATATTGCTCTCAGCCACACCTGGTGATGTATGGATGGACTATATGACCGTCTTTATCGCCAATAGGTTCTACCGTAATAAGACAGACTTCACATCTCGTCATGTTGTTTGGGATCCATACGTGAAATTCCCTAAGGTGAAGAAATACATAGGAACGGCTGTTCTTGAGAAATACAGGAACCAAATTATCGTACCTATGGAAGACACGCGCCAGACAGTTCGACATAGAGATTATATCTATGCTGAATTCGACCAGCAAGCATTGTTGACTCTGGCTAACACAAGGTGGAACCCTTACACAGACGAGCCTATACTTAACATAGCTGAGTATACCCAGTTAGTTAGACGGATTGTTAACACTGACCCAGATAGGATTAGGATTGCTGAGAAGGAGATATTATCTAAGGATAAGATTATCGTCTTCTATAACTTCAACTATGAGTTGGATATCCTAAAAGAAATCTGCGAACGTAACAATCTTCTATATAAACAATGGAATGGTTGGGCACATGAGCCTATACCAGATACCGATAAATGGGTATATCTTGTTCAATACACTGCAGGGTCAGAGGGATGGAATTGTGTTACAACAAACGCTATCTTATTCTACTCTGTTAACTATTCATACAAGGCTATGGAACAATCTGAAGGCCGTATCGACCGAACTAACACACCATATAAGGATCTATATTACACCTATATCACTTCTCTTTCTAAGGTGGATAAAGATATTCTTAAGGCGGTTAGGGATAAGAAACGGTTTACAGAAGCTGCTTGGGCTAAGAAACAAGGGTTTGTACCTATTGATATACAAATAGAAAAGCTTGAAGAGGAGTGGTTGTATGGCGTCGAGATTGGAACGTGACTTCCAAAGAGACCTGGTTAGCAGGCTCAGAAAAGCCTATAGAGGGCTCATATTGGTAGCTAAGACAGATGCTGGGTCAGTACAAGGGATGCCTGATTTAATCGTCCTATGTGGCTCTCAGTACGCTCTACTGGAGGTTAAACGCTCTGGTACAGCTAGTAAGCGACCGAACCAAGGATATTACATAGACCACTTCGGTAAAGATACCTTCACTTCCTTTATTTATCCTGAAAATGAAGAAGAAGTTATATGGGGTATGTGTGAATTCTTTGGGCTAGATCCGAATATCTATCTTGATATAAAGAGGGGTAGGTAAGAACTTTCTTACAAAAACTCCGCCTACGCGGATAAAGAATCTTCTATTATATATGTTAAAGGAGTTATATAATGGTTATTATCGAACTTAAACATTACTTCAGCGGTATGGTGCAGACTGAGCTATATTCAGCTCCTTATTCTGATGGCGCGGTTACAGCGTTCAATACATTCGCAGAAGCAAGAGATGAGCTTTTATATAAAGGTTATTCTCGACTTAATATGGGTACATATGACCCTATTGAAACTGGTGACAAAGCTAATATATATCGTTATGTTGATGATATGGATAAGCCGGTAACCTTTGACCCAACTTTAGGGGTATTAAAGGAGACTATTGCCACCATCAGAAAATTAAAAGTTGGACGGGGGTAGTATATGGAATGGATACCACACTGGAACCTGGTTGGGAAACATGCTATATTGTCCCCATCCGGCTATTCCTGGTTAGGATATGATGCTGAAAAGATGGCCAAGACCTACGATAATAAACAAAACGTAGCGCGTGGCACGGCTCTACATGAGTTAGCATCACAGTTAATTAAGTCTAGAACAGAGCTAGCGCCTAAAAAGAAGGCCCTAAACCTGTTTGTTAACGACTGTATTCGTGAGGGTATGTCGTCTGAGATATTATTATATTACTCAGATCACTGTTTTGGTACTGCTGACGGTATTAAATGGGATAAAGACACTAAGGAATTACGTATTTATGACCTTAAAACCGGAGTATCGAAACCTTCATTCAGCCAATTGGACATCTACGCTGCACTATTTTGCTTAGAATATGGTGTAAATCCTAAGAAAATTACCGTTATTCAACGCCTTTATCAGGGAAATGGTTACTCCGAACAGGTTACAATCAATGATAAAGCCCGTGTTGAAGGTGAAAATGATGGTAATATCACCTGGATTATGTCTCATATTAAGGAAATGTCCAGCGTTATTGATGCAAGAGAGGCCGAAATCCGACCTTTGAAGTTCTGGTAAAGGGCTAAAATGATAGGATAAATGTGTAAAATTCTACAGTTTTTGAAGAAATTCGCTAATTTGCCCCTGACAAAAGTGGCTCAAAATTCGTGATTTTCCCCAATTTTCCCCAAATAAAACTTGGGGATTGGGTTAAAAACTTGGGGATTTTACCCATTTTTGGCCATTTTCCCCAACTTTGAGGTATTTTTGATCCGGTTTTTGAGCCACTTTTTTGGGTCTATTTTTGCTATAATTTGATAGTAATTTTAGACCTATTTTTGCATATTTTTGAGAGGTTTTAGGTGCAGTAAAAAGTGGCGCAAAAACCGGATCAAAATTCGAGTTAACTTGGTGATTTTGGTCTTTTCCCCATATTTTTCCCAAGATTTTCGTTAAATCCCCAGATTGAAGTTGGGGAAATTTCGAAAGCTTGTCAGGGGCAAATTTGGGAAAAAGGGGTCAAAAAGGGGTGTTTTTCGGGTATTTTTCCTAAAATAAATTAGTTTTCCCCAAAATCCCACGGTTTTTTCAGAAAAGTTTTAAATATATTAATTAAGATTATATGTGTTTATTGTGGTATATTAT